ATGGCGACATACACGAAGCGCGGTGGCGTATGGCGCGCGCAGGTACGCCGCAAGGGCGTCAGCATGTCCGAGACGTTCGCGAGCAAGGCAGATGCTGTCGCATGGGCTACACGGATCGAGCACGAGATCAATGTCGGCAAGCTGACACCGGGCACGAAACATACGCTTGCAGATGCCCTGCGCGAGTATGAGAAACGCGTCAGCCCGACGAAGCGCACCGCGCGATGGGAAGCGATCCGCTTCGCAGCATTCGTCCGTGATTTCCCGGAGCTTGCCGCGATGCCGCTCGCCGATGTGACGGCCGAGCACATGGGGCGGTGGCGCGACGCGCGTCTGGATGGCGACGAAAAGTCCGGCCGAGGCAAGGTCGGAACGGCGACGGTACTGCGTGAGATCAACTTGTTGTCGCACGTGTTCACGACCGCGCGTGATGAGTGGAAGTGGATCACCGAAAGCCCGCTGACTGGAATGCGCCGTCCGACCGAGCCGGAGCCGCGCAAGCGGCGCATTACCGATGAAGAGGTCGAATTGCTGCTCGAGCGCCTCGGCTACCGTGCGGACGAGACGCCGGTCACAAAGTCGGCGCGCATCGGCGCGATGCTTGTATTCGCGATCGAAACGGCGATGCGCGCCGGCGAGATCGAGGGAATGACGTGGGATGAGGTCGACCTGAAGAAACGCTATGTGCACTTGCCACGCACGAAAACCGGCGTGGCCCGCGATGTGCCGCTGTCGCCGCGCGCGCTCGCGGTTCTCAAGCAGCTCGATCCGCTGAAGAAGGAATTCGATGGGAACGTGTTCGGCGTCGACGCGCAGTCGCGCGACGCTCTATTTCGAAAGGCGAAGACGGCCGCGGCCCTGCGCGACCTGCATTTCCACGACGCGCGCCGAGAGGCGCTCACCCGCCTGTCGAAAATCTTCAATGTGATGGAGCTGGCGAAGATCAGCGGCCATCGGGATCTGCGTATCCTGCAAGCGGTGTACTACGCGCCGCACGCCGCTGATCTTGCCGACAAGCTCCATCAGGCTTCGACGTGAGATTCGGCCCACGCGATCACGTCCTTCGCGCGCCAGAGCGGCCGCGCGCGCTCTGCCACGCTCTTGCCTGACGGGATCCGGATAGGCCGCGGGAAGCCATCCTGCGTGATGATCCATTGCCGAGTATGCTGCTCGCTGCGGTGCAGGTACTTCGCCAGTTCGGCCAGATCCCAAAGCGCGTGCGGCGTCAGACGCGCCGCAATTTCCTGAGCCAGTTCGGTGATTTCGGTCATTTTCCCCTCGAGGTCATAGCAAGTTCGACACGGCGGCTGATCTCTAGTATCCGTTGCAAGACTTCCATTTAGGTTCCGCGCGACTCGTTCTGGCTGATAGCCGCGTATAGCTCTTTGTGCTGCTTGGCGCAGTTCTCACACACTCCGTAGAGCGTCGACGAATACGATCCAACACCAGACACTCGAATGGCTGCTGTCGAAGAATGATGGCAATGACCGATGGGGAAGTACTGCCCACAGTTCGGGCACGGCTCGCTCGGTTCAATCGGGTTCATTTCTGTTCTCCCTCACTAGCAGGGGCGCGGCGACGGAATTCGGTCACGTCATCGGGCCACGGTTTATCGTCCGGGAATTCGTATTCGTGTGTCACTTCGGTGGGCCTCTGGATCCCCGCCTGCCGAGCCTTCACCCGCGCACGCAGTACTTGCATCGCCTGATCCTTGAGCTTGTGGAGCGATGCTCTCCATCCGCCGCTGGCCTCGGCAGTTACGCCAGTCGGTTTGTGCGTAATCCGCACCCACGTTCTCGGGTTGCACCATCCGCTCACGATTCCTCCTGACGTTGGGAGAGGGCGGCGTCGATGGCGTCGGCGGCTTCCACCACAAATGCACTGCCGGCGTATCTGCGCAGTTTCGCCGCCAGCGCTTTCATCTTCTCGGTGTCGATTGCCATTTACCACCTCACAATTGCGTACATATCCACAAACTGCCGCTCTTCGTAAAAGAATTCGAGCGTGTATCCAAACTCCTTCAGGATTTTCTCAGCCTCTTTCCACGCCGCTCCACGCTCGTATCCAACGTTCGCCCACCAGTCATGCAGGATGATTTGCCTCTGCTTCTTTTCGGCTGCGGCACGGATAAGCGGCTCAAGCGCCTCGACCCGCTCGCGAATCGTCGGGCCGGCCAGTTCTCTCGCTTCAGATGCTGGTATCACGACTTCTCTCCCTGATCGCTAGTGGGGGCGGTCTTGAGGGCACGGATGGCAGCGGCATATTCTTCGCCTCGACATGCAGACGCCTCCCACTCTGAAACGTAATCTTCGTCAGGCCGCAAGTTCGGATAGGCATCCCAAACTGCTTCATTCTTACGAAGCGCTTCTCGCTCCATTTCGCACACCTTCGCGCATTCCTCGATGATGGCGTCCCTGTCGGGAGCGGTGCGGCGAGCTTCTTTCCAGATCGCCCACAACACGTTGATGTCGTCGTTCGGGAACGGCTTGTCGAACGTTTCCTCATCGCGCTTTGTCAGCTCGACGAGCGTCGCCTCGAACATCTCGCGCTCATCCATGGTGCCTCTCCTTCAGGCCAATCCATTGGCGATTTTGGAAGATGCAGGAAGTTTCAGGATTGTTTTTGAAGCTCCATTTCCCGTCCCTCCAAATGCAATACGCGGTTACGCCGTAACGAGTCACGCGCGTCAAATATAGGCCTTCATTGACAGGCTTGATGTGCGGCGGAAACCACTCCGTCAGCATGTCATCGGTGATCTTCATGGCAACTCGCTCCTGATTTTTGCGGCAAACAACCACTCGCGCGCTTCGTTCTGGAAGCGCTGACGATCAGCTGTGCCGTGGGCGTGCACATAGCCGATGCCTGGCAAGCTTTCTGTGCAGAGCATGCCGTACGTATAGCCGTCGTCGAATTCAGCCATGACCTGCGCTAGCATGTCTTCGACGGGGCCGGTGAGGCGCTTGAATGTGTGGTTGTCACGCATGTAATACAGGCTAACTTCATCGGTGATCTTCATGTTTGGCCCTTGAGGGTGTAGAGCGGTTCCGGCTCGAAGTCGTGCGCGCTCGCGAGTTCTGCCTCGTCTTTCGTATCCCAGAACCCGTAGCCATCCCCGTCCTTCCATGAAAGGAATGCGCGCGGCTCGCCAAGCTTCGCGATCCAAGCTTCCTCAAACGCCGCATACAACTTCATGAAGGAAGCCGACGACAGCTTGTCCCGGTCGTTGTTTTCTTTCAGCGTTTTGCGGACGATCTTGAGCACCTGCTCACGCGACAGAATCGGCTCACTCATGGTCGCCTCCTTGGGCGCGGGCGGCTTCGTACAGCGCCGCGATGTAGAGCTCAGCATACTCGCGGCCTTTCTCGCGATCGAAATAGTTCTCGTAGTAGCGGTGGATCAGCGCCGATAAGCACGGTTCCGGTGTTTCGCATTCCTCGAAATGCGGCGCGGTAGCGAGCAGCCGGCCAACAGTGGTGGTGAAGGCCGTCACCTCGCCGCTCGGCTGCTGCGTGGTGGCGAGAAGGTTGGTCAGCCGGTCGAGGAGGCGCAGCTCGGCTTCGTATTGCGCCTTTGCCTCGATGTCGTCGCCCCAATCGCCGTCGACGGTATGGCACTCCTTCAGGGCATCGGCGCTGCGCGAAATGCTCTGGCAGGCATCCACGATCGTGGCGCGCGCAGCAGCCGTCAGCCCGCCCCGAGCGTCGGCCCGCGCGGGTTGCGGGGCGGCGTAGAGCGCACGTACTTCGTACACGTCTGCGTACTTCTCCATCAGCGTTTTTGCGCCATCCGGCGAGATATTCACCCAGTGATCCACTACGGGCGACGATCGATCTTTCAACCGCGATTGCCATTGCGCGACTTCCGCCTCCGTCCCGTTGCGGCGCTCGTCCGTCAGCGCATCAGCGCTGCTCTTATCGGTGGTCATGGTCATTCGCTCCAGTAGGACATTTCGCAATCCGCCGCGCCCTCCGGATCGTTCTCGAAACCGAAGTCGGCAACGTTCTCGAAAGCGGCTTCGGCAAATGAATCGGCGATCCGTTGATCGACACCGGCGCGCTGGACGAATCGTGCGGCGCATCGCCGAAGCCACTCAGCGTCCGAGATCTTTTCGGCGACATTCGGCTGCCCCAAAATGGCGGCGCGCCAGCGCTGAAGGAAAGATGGGGTGGTCATGGAGTGGTCCTCAGGTCGTTACGCGAGCGCGAGGCCCGGTTGCCGCAGGCGATCGCGCTGCAGCGGTTCGTAGTCGGGATTCAATTCGCATCCGAGAAAGCGGCGGCCAAGCCGTTGCGCGACCTGGCCCGTCGTGCCGCTGCCGAAGAACGGATCGAACACGACGTCGCCCGGCCGGCTGCCGGCGAGCACGCAGGGCTCGACGAGTGCCTCGGGGAAGGTCGCAAAGTGCGCGCCGCTGTACGATTGCGTAGGGATGTGCCAAACCGAACGGCGATTGCGCATCGTCGGCATGATCGCCATCGCCTCGTCGAAACTGGCGTTGTTCTTTACGCGGCCTTTCGGTACCGCATCGAAGCCGTGACCGAACCCGACACCGTTGCCCGGATACACCTTGCGGCCGACGGCTTTCATGTTCCCGTTCGACTTCGCGCCTCCGTTCGCGCGCTCGCTGCCGATTTGCGCCTGCACGTTCTGCGAGAGGCGCGCGTGCGTATTCGGGCTGACCGGTTCGAGGATCGCTTCCTGATCGAAGTAGTACCGTTCGTTCTTGCTCAACAGGAACATGTACTCGTGTGCCTTGGTACAGCGGTCGCGCACGCTTTCGGGCATCGGGTTCAATTTCTCCCACACGATGTCCTGCCTCAGATACCAGCCGGCATCCTGCAGCGCGAACGCCAGGCGCCACGGTTGGCCGACCAGATCCTTCGGTTTCAGTCCTTCGACGCGCACATCGGAGCGCGGTACCGGCGCGTCGTCGCGACGGCGGCTTGCCGTCATGGCGCGGTTTGCCTCGGTCTGGTTACGGCGCGTGCCGTTCAGCTTCGACGCCGTTTCTGGCCCGCTGCGCGATCCCGCGTAGCTGTCGCCCATGTTCAGCCAGAGCGTGCCGTCGTCAGCCAGCAGCTCGCGCGCGAGCTCGAACACGCCAACGAGTGTGTCGATGAACTCGCGCAGCGTCGGCTCTTGGCCGATCTCGCGGTGCTTATCCGGGTGGCCGTCGGGCAGATACGAACGCAGACCCCAGTACGGCGGCGACGTGACGATCGTCTGCACGCGCACACCGTCGGCGATCATCGCGCGCATCAGGTCGCGGCAGTCGCCGCGGTGGGAATGGTCGATCCAGTTCAAGGTCGCATCCTCTAAATCAGTAGATCAAGCCTCAATGGCTGGACGCTCGGCTCGCATAAGGCAGCGTGAGCATGAAAGCGCCGGCAGTCGAGTCGGTGCAGTGACGGAGCCCAACCGTCATCCGAGCGCCCACCGTTGAGGCCGGGTTGCCGCGCGACGGGTGCCGCGCGGTGCCCCGTTACGCATTGAGCAGCACTTCGCGGCGATCCTGATACGCCTGCTCAAGCTTCACGTACTCGGTCTGCGGGAGATCACGAGCGCTGTCCAGCACGAGGGCGAGCACTTCCTCGTCCTTCGCGTTTCGGATCTGGCTGAGCAGGTCGTCATAGGACGGCAGCGTCATGTCGCGTTGCTGCTGGCGCTGATCTGTCAGGCCGGACGGCGGATCGATCTCGCCGTCGTCGTCCGGCTCGTCGTCGGTCGGCGTGATGTAGTCGCCATCGAGCACGGTGTCGAGAGCTTGCGAGCGGCCGGATGCGCCGACATCATCGAGTGCAGCCGCGCTCGCAAGCTCGATGCTCACCGGCAGGTACTTGAACAGGCGGCGCAGCACGGTCTTTCGACCCATTTCTTCGTAGTGCTGTCCCCACACGGTCTTCGACTTGTCGCGCGCGAACTTGTAGTTCTGGCTGGCATCGCGGATCTCGTTGACCTGCTCGGCACTCATCACCTCGAACGCATGGCCGCCGCCGACCAGCTTCGCGACAGCGTAGAAGGCGATCACGCGGCCGCGCGCAGACATGGCCGGCTTGTGCTCGAGCTTCTCGTCGAGGCCGAACGCGTAGTCGAAGTGGTCGTGCTCGTGCACGGCATGCGCAGCGATGCTGACGACCTGGCCGGAACGGCGCGCGAGATCGATGAGGCCCTTGTAGCCGATGACGATCTGCGTCTCGACCTTTTCCGTCACCCATTCACCGCCTACCTTCTTTTTCTTTTCGAACGGGATCAGGTAGGCGTGGCCGAGCGGCGTATTCGGTTCGAGGCCGAGCTGCGAGCACTGCACGACAGCGCCCATCAGTGATTCGACCGTGCACTCCATCAGCTTCGGCGTCGTGCGCAGCGCGCCGAGCGCGATCTTCAGCATGCGATCCGGGCTGACGTGGCGCGGCAGCACCGCGGCGAGCGTTGCCTTTTGCGACTCGAAGAACTGCTTCACGCTGCCGATACCGGCATCGCGCGCGACCATCTTGGAGGTCTGTTTGAGCTTGGCGATGTTGGTGGTTTGACCCATGGTTTTTATTCCTCGGTGATGAGTGCCCATTGCGGCAGGCGGATGATGTCAATGCCCGTCGAATACCCAGGCCACGTGTTGGTGCGCATGCACTCGGCGTACGTGCGCAGGTTCTTGCGATACTTCGTGCGCCCAGATTCGAGGCTTTCTTCGTCGAGCATTAACGCGTTCGCGGCGAAGGGGTATTCCGTCTCGACAGCAACGAACACGAAGCCGAGCACGGGGCGGCCTGATGCCTTCGCATAGCCATCGCTGTAGAGCGCGGCCTGCACGTCGTAGCGTTTTCTTGCGACCTGCCGGCGAAACTCACCAGGGCTCGCGATGCTGTACGTCTTGAGGTCGAGCAGGATCACGCCGGCGTCGCCGCAGTCGTGTACCCAGTCAGGTCGGCATCGGCACTCGACGCCGGTTTCCTCGTCGGTCCAGAACGCCGACACTTCGGCGCGGCCACGCGACAACGCCTCGCGTATCTCCGGCAGCGCGCGCACGGATTCCGACTGGCGCCACGCGGTGTCGTACTGATCCTGCTGGATCGCGATACGGTCCGAGTTCGCCTCGACGAACTCCTTCCAGACCTTCGTATTGCGGTTCACGGTCGGGCCGAGCACGTAACGCTTGTCGAACTCTTCGGGCTCGAGAATCGCGCAGTGTGCGAGCTGGCCTTCGAGCTGGCCGCCGCGCGTGGTCGGCGCGGGCCGTTGCGGATCGCGATGCAGCGCCCAGAAGTGCGCGGGCGACAGGTCGAGCGTGTCGAGCTGCGACTTCGAGACCTCTGGCCGCGCGTGGTATTCGTCGATGTCGAGATGTTCGATCAGCATTACGTCCCCCAAGCTGCGCGCACCGCGAGCGTGGAATCCGGGATCGAAGCAATGCCGATCGCGCATGCAAACGCGATTGCCATCGCAACGAGAATCCCGGCGACCGGGTTCCGCTCGAACAGGCGGTCGAGCGCGCCGCACAGATAGGTGATCGGGTTCATCGCGCAATCCCCACGAGAAGTTCATAGGCCGGCGCGACGCCGCACGCGATCAGGTACAGCGCGCCGAGCGCCGCGAGCGGGAGCCAGTCGCGCGATACAAGCGATCGGCTGTAACCGCGCAATACAGGCGATAGGCTGTCGAGAGGGGTGCGCATCATGCCTCCTCGACGTCCACTCGCTCGACTTCGAGCTCGCGATCGCAGTACGAGCAAGTCGTGCGCACGTCGTGATCGCGACACGGATAACCCTGAAACTCGAAGCGGCCGATCCCGTGGTCGCTGGTTTGCGCCGGCACGTTGCATTCGCAGCGCGTGCAGTAGCCTCGCGTCATCGCTGAATCACTCATCACGCACCCCCGCGATCGTCACGTGCCGCACCGCCGTCGGCGCAGCCTTGCGGCCGGCCTTGATGAGGGCGGCGTCGATCGCAAGACGGACACCGGAGGTAAGCATGATCGTTCCGGCATCAGCATCGGCGGCGACGATTTCGAGGATTTCGGCCATGTTGTGCGACGCGGCGAACAGCGTCGCGAGCATAGAGCCGCGGTCATTTGCCGCCGAGCAGTCGGCGACGAGCAAGCCAGACGGATCGACGTCGGTGCGCTTCGTGCGCACGAACCATCCGCAGGCCTCGAGCTCCGGCATGGTGGTAGCCTTGTGCATGCTTACCTCCGCCCCATGCCGCCCGACGCAGCACCCGCGCCGTTGCCACTCGCGCCGCGGCCACCAGCATTTCCGTTTCCACCATGACCGCCGTTTCCGCCGGCTGCTTGATGGCCCTGCGTATTCCAGACGCCGCCCACGCCGATCGTCGTAACCGGCTGAGAAGTGCACGCCACAAGGGCGGTCAGTAAAAGTGCTGCTGCGTATTTCATGGTCTGTCCTCTGTGTGGTGTGATTGCCCGCCGTAGCGGGAGCGGTTGATCAGGCGACTTCTCGTTCGGCGAGCACTTCGTCGACTTTCCTGCGCGATGCAGAGCCGCGGGCCGCTCGCTGGCGACGCAGTGCATGCGCCAGCTGCCACGCATCATCAGTAAGCGTGATCCAGTGCGTCGGCTGTCTGAGGCCGGAGAGCGATGCGAGCAGATGAGAGGGAATGCGACCGAAGCTGAGGATGCCGGCGTCCGCGAACTTGCGAAGCGCTGTCATGTCATCGGCGTTCATGCGCTCGCCTTCGAGCAGGCCGCCGGCGTCCACGCAGCAGGTTTCAGCGTAGAGCAGGATGCTTCGCTCGACCTTCGTGAGCGTGGCGATGTCGATGGTGGTCATGTCTTTCTCCTGTAGCGGGAGGGGTTGTTACAACTGGTTGCGCGCCTTGCGGCGAACTTCTGATGCCTGCTCGCGCTGCGTCCGTTTGTCGGCGCGGTCCATCCGGTCGTAGATTTCGAGTACGGTGTCGCGGTACTTGCGCTGTTCGGCCGCCTTGCGCGCGGCCCGAAGGTCGATGACTTTCTTCATGGCGGCCTCTCATGCCTTCAGTTCGAACGTATTCCACGCACCGTAGAGGCCGTGGCGATCTGCGGTGCCGCGCGCGACGATCAGGGCGTATTCCCGAACGCGCTCAGCGCCCGGCTTGCCGTTTCCCGAATAGCGCTTCGTGTTGCGCGCGATCAGCTTCACGAAGCAATCGGCGCCGATCGTTCCCTTCGCGTCAGTCACGACGCCCAGCTTCAGCGGGCGACCGCAGTGCTCGCAGTTGCAGTCCTGTTCGTAGCCGTTGATCGTAATCGTCGTCATCGTCTTTCTCCTGTAGCGGGAGCGGGTTACTTCTTCGTCGTTTGGAATCGACTTGCCTCCAGGATCGGCAAGCCCGCTTCGGTCGGCACGTAGATAACCTGGCCGCCTTTCCCTTCGCTATCCGACAGCTTGTTGATCCAGAGGTAGCGAAGATAGGCTTCGTTGTCGCGGAGCGAATTGCCGATGATGGCGTTCGCGCGGGCTACACCTTGAGCACGGATCACCTCGGCGTCGGCATACGCTTGGGCGCTTTCCAGCTTCGCCTTTGCGTCCTGAACCTGTACCTGCTTGCTGTAGTTCGCCTGAGCAAGCTCGGCTTCGCCGTCCATGCGCTGCGAATACACGCGGTACTGTGGGCATCCGTAAAGCAATCCGCCGGCAAGCGTGGCGATAGCCAATGCGCCGATACCCGATGCGCTGATCAGAAATCGTTTTTCATCCATGGTCGTTCTCCTGTAGCGGGAGCGGTTGGTCAGCGTTTCGAGTGTCGGTTGCGCGACACATCGCGTGCCACGATCAGCAGAAGGGCAGCAGCGAAAATCCCGAGCACGAAACCGATAATCGCGGTCGTCATGTCAGTACCCCTTGCGTTTCGCAATACCCTCGGCAGCCGCAGCGAACGCATCGTCGAACAGCAGCTCGAGCAGGTAGACGAAATGCTTGCGGTCCGATTTGTCGAGGTAGGCCGTGAAAACCCTGTTGCGGAAGGACTCCGGCAGGTCGTAAATCGCTTCGATCACGTCGTCAAACTCGACTTCTTCCGATGCGCGCAGGAAGGCTGCTTCTTCGGCTTCGGCAGCATCGTCATATTCGCGTTGCTGCCGATCGGTCCAGAACTCGGCGGCACGCTCTGTTACGTGAGGATTGAGCATATGCACTCCTAACAGGTTTGCCGGGAGAAATGGCCGGCGGTACTGACTGCACTGATGGGCGGATACGCAGCGTTCGCATAAGGCAGCGTTTTCGCGAGGCAGCGTGTCTTCAGACTCAAAAAACAGGGGTATGACGGGGCCCGGCCGTCATCGCTGCATATCCGCTCATCAGGGCAGTGGTGTTGCGCTCGCGCGCCCGGCTACTCCCGGCCGTGCCGGCTCCGGGCCGCGCGAGGTTTGTGCCGATTACAACGCCATCGGATCACGTGTTGCTGGCTGTCTTGTGTCAGGTCCGTTCAAGCTGCTGGCGGTAGCCAAACATCGGCCTAGCGCGCCGCGCCTGTCCTGACTCACGAGGTGGATCACCCCGGCCGGTTGCTCCGCGTGTGCGGTCCCGGCATACCTTCGGTTGTTAGAGAGCGTTCCGCTTGGGGCGGTGGCGCGGCGACGGTGCCGCGTTGAGGTGAATATTAGGAGGCTAATATATCGGTGTCAATAGGAAACTAATGATCCAATGCGGGAAATTTGTAACAGCCGATCAGACCGTTGGATGCCGCCTTACAATTTGTCTTCGCAATAAACGGGGACGGCGTGATGCCGATACAACTTATGAAGAAGATGCTGGTGGGCATGGCGATCGCCGCGATGCCGATGATCGGGGTTTGTGCCGACCGGGCGACGTGTGAGGTGTTGGTGCGCGCATGGGCCAAGAACATGGCCTACACATCGACTTGCAATGCGAGCACTGGCATCGAGGATGAGCTGCGCGAAAATCAGGCCGCGTGCAAGTTCATTGGCAAAGCTCGAGCGGAAAAGCTGATCAAGGAAGAATTCGAGGCGGCGAGGGCGGCGAACCTGGCCTCTCACGATCGGTATTGCGCAGACACGAAGGCCGAGTTCGATCATGTCCGCGCTTCGATCGTTTCTCAGTAAGCGATAACGGGGTTTCCCCGCTCAGCGGGGCGGTGGCGGAGGCTTAATTGCCGCCCGCCCATCCTGAGCCGGATCGATAGATCACTTCGCCCATGATCGTCACCGATTCCATCAGTTCGGGCGTCACGACCTTGTCTGGGTATTTGCCCGAATTGATGGAATGCAGGCAGATCGACCCACCGGCCTGCTTGAAAATCTGCTTCACCAGCGGCTCGCCTTCGAAGTAGATCGCGTAGACCTTGCCGTCGCGAATATGCGTCTTCGCCGTGTCGACCATTATCATGTCGCGATCAAACAGGTACGGCTCCATGCTGTCACCGTGCACGCGCACGAGCTTGCAATCCTTGGGCTTCGAGCCGAGAGCCCGGAAAAAGCCAATGTCGAACGGTAAAGCCTTTTTCTGACGCACTTCCCACTGAATCAAACCGGTCCCCGCACTGAATCTGTAGTCGTACCTGTCCAGCCAGACGCGGTTCTCGTCGGGCGGCAGGTCGTCCGGGTGCTCCCACACCAAGACGTTCCCTTGGTCTTCGGGAATTTTATGGTGTCCGGACGCGCGCTCGCGCGGCCCCTTACCGGTCTCGAGCCAATCTGGAGAGACTCCCAGAGCGCGAGCGAGCGCAGCCAGATGCTTAGAGCCCTGGTTCTTTCCAGATTCGATCTGTCCTATGAGGCCCTGCGACACGCCGACTTGGCGAGCGAGTGCCTCCTGAGACAGCTTGGCGTCGAGGCGCGCCGCTTTGACGCGCGATCCTAGAGTTTCCATGGCCGCGAGGATATTAGAAAACTCAAATAGTTTGCTCTTGACTTGATCCATTAGGATGCTAATATCGCCTCATGAACTGGAAATCACTGATCCGCGATCTACTGGATGCCCATTGGACTCAGCGAGCGATCGCGGAGCACATCGGCGTTACTCAGGCCTCTATCAGCCAGGTCCTCAGCGACAAGGCTGGGTCTCAGCGTGGGTTCCGCTTCGAGCCCGGACAGAAGTTGGTCGAGCTCCACTCGCGGATCTGCGCCCAGACCAAGGAGGGGGCATGAACACCGTGGAAACAGTTTCGGCTTCTGAGATTGAAAACGCACGCAAGCTCGGTGCACGCAATGAATCCGAGATCTTGCGCGCGGTTGCACGCGTCACCCAGGCGCATGTAGCTGATTGCATGGGCGTGTCGGCGAGCACCATCAGCCGCGCGCTGGACGACTTGAACCGGTGGGCGCTGCTTCTGGCCGCCGCCGGCCTGCAGGTCGTTCCGGTCGATTCCATGGTCGTCGACGCGCACGAACTGACGGCGCTGGAGAGCATGGCGTTCAAGTATCTGGAGACGCGCCAGCAGCAGCGCATCAAGGAGGGGCGGTCATGAATGCCACAGGAATCCACATCGACCCGTCTATCGGCGAAGTGTTCGAACTTCTCCATCGAATGGCGTCGTGCCGAACTCTCGACCCGTTCCAATGGATGGCGCGAGAGGCAATTCAGAAACTTCGCGATTACGAGAATCGCGTTGCCGAAGTGAGCAGCATGCGCGACTCGCGCGAAGCAAGTATCGAGGATCGTCAACATGGCCGATGAAACTACAAAGCCATCGCGCAATCGCTTTCGCAAGATCGAAGTGCGCATGTGGGGAGACGAGAAATTCCGGCGGCTCACGCCTATTCCTCCGTGCGGGCAAGGGCTGTGGATATTCCTTCTCACCGGACCGCATACGGGCCCTATTCCCGGCCTGTTCCGTTGCGGCAGAGCGGCCATGGCGGAAGAGCTGGATTGGGATCTGGAAGCCTTCGACGAAGCCTTTGCCGAAGCATCCCGAGAGGGGATCGTAAAGGCTGATTGGAAAGCCAAGGTTGTATGGATTCCGAACGCCATTAAATGCAATCGCCCTGAGTCTCCTAACGTGGTCCGATCGTGGGGTGCAGAGTGGGATTTGATCCCCGAATGTGACCTGAAAAAAGAAGCTTACAAAACGCTACAAGCCAGTATTTGCGGGCTTGGAGAGGGTTTCGCGAGGGCTTTCTTTGAGTCTTTCGGGAAGGCTTCCTCGAAGCCTAGCGCAAAGACATGCGCTAATCAGGAGCAGGAGCAGGAGCAGGAGCAGGAGCAGGAGAAAACCTATCCCAACCCTGACGGGTTGGGTGTCGCCAGCGCTGCTGACGACCCGATCCCGGCGGCGATCGAAGCCGACCTGTCCCATCGGCGACAGAAGCCGAGCCATCCGCCCTGCCCGCACCAGCAGATCATCGCTGCGTACCACGAGCTCCTGCCTGCCAGCCCGAGGATTCGGGACTGGACGCCTGCCCGTGCCGACCACCTGCGGTGCCGATGGAACGAGGACCCGAAGCGGCAAAACCTCGACTGGTGGCGCCGGTTTTTCGGCTACATCGCCGAGTCCGCGTTCCTGACCGGGCGGGCCACCTCCGGCGACCGCCGGCCTTTCACGCCGGGCCTCGACTGGATCTGCAAGGCCGAGAACTTCGCCAAGATCCGCGAGGGCCGATTCCATGACGAGGAGGCTGCATGAGCGCGAACGACCTCGCAAAGGCCGTGCCGCATAGCATCGAAGCCGAGCAGGCCGTGATCGGGATTCTGCTCAACGACAACGACGCGATCGACCGTATCGGCGATCTGCGAACCGAGCATTTTTACCGCGGCGACCACCGCGCTCTGTTCGCCGAGATCGTCGGGCTGATCGCAAACGGGACCGGCGTTGACGTTGTCGCCCTCTACGAGCGTTTAAAGGCCCTAGGACGGGCTGATGACCTCGGGGGTATGTCGTACCTCAACTCGCTCGCGCGAGAGGCTCCTAGCGCCGTTTCTGTGGCTAGAAATGCCAATGTCGTGGTGGACCGAGCGCGCAAACGCGGATTGCTGGCTGTCGCTGCGGAAATGCAGGAATCGGTCGGCGCGACGGCTGACGATGCTGCAACGCTGATCGACCGGGCTGCGGCAAAGCTGGAATCCCTTGGCGAGGCGACGGTCAAGCGCGAACCGAAGTTGCTGGCTCAGGCGCTGGCCGACCACATCAACCTGCTCGAGCGCCGCTCGACGGGCGGTGAGCGCGTCATTTCGACGGGCTACGAGGATCTGGACCGTGCGCTGAACGGCGGACTGCGTCCGGGCTGGTCGGTCATCCTGGCGGCTCGGCCTGGGATGGGGAAAACGAGTCTCGCGCTGAACATCGCATCCCATGCCGCCGTCGATCACGGGGTCTTGTTCCTGTCGATGGAGATGCCGGAGAGCGAGCTGATCGACCGGAACATCGCCTCACTGGGCCGCGTTCCGCTTGACCGGGTGATGAACGCGCCGGACGACAACGAGTTCTGGGATCGCGTGACGGCGGCAACCCTGAAGATGCGCGACATGAACCTGCACATCGACGACCAACCGGCGCTGCGTCTGCTCGACGTTCGGACCAAGGCTCGGATGGTCAAGCGCAAGTCGGGTCTCGACGTGCTGATTGTCGACTACCTGCAGCTCATGCAGGGCGAAGGCGCGAACCGCAACGCGGAAATCGAGGGTATCTCGCGCGGCCTGAAGGCGCTCGCGAAGGAACTGAACATCGCCGTGATCGCCCTGGCGCAGTTGAACCGGCAGGTCGAGCAGCGGGCCAATCGCACGCCGATGCTGTCGGACCTGCGCGACTCCGGTTCGATCGAGCAGGATGCTGACGCCGTGCTGTTCATCCATCGGGAGGAAGTCGCCAACCCGGACGCCGGAGAGCAGTGGCGCGGGTTTGCTCAGATCCGCGTCGCGAAGTTCCGGCATGGGAGAACGGGCGACGTCCCGATGACTTACTGCGGAGAATTCGTGCGGTTCGAGAGCCATTCCGGAGCGTGGCCGACTCATACCGTTCAAAAGCAATCCCGTTCAAGGGGGTTCGAATGAGTCGGCACTTCTGGCGTACCAACGAAAAGGCGCTCGTCACTCGCATGTACGAGTCTGGATCTTCGCTGCGGGACATTGCAGCGGTGACAGGTGTGAGCCCCGACGCAATCCGCCGCGCTGTCGGACGATGGAAACTTCATCGCCCTGCCGGTCATATTGGTATCGAGACTCGCGAAAATCTCCTGTGGCCGCGTATGCGCATCGCCCTGCAGCAGTCAGGGGGGCTGTCGATTTATGAATTGTGCGATGTGCTGGAGACACATAAAAGCACCGTTTTGAAGACAATTGCTCGGCATCGAAGCGAATTGCACGTCGTCCGCTGGATCCCGACCACGCGTCGGCCGAAAGCCATCTGGGCACTGGGCACGCGCATGGACGCGCCGAAGCCTGTCGCGGTGCGAGTCCGGAAGCAATCGAATCCGTTCGCACAGATGGCTGCGCAACTTTCTGCATCCGAGACGAGGGCCGAATTGTGCTGATGCGCGTGACCCTCAAGCCGAAGAAATGCCGGGAGTGCGGCGTCGTTTTCACGCCGGCTCGATCGCTTCAGAAGGTTTGTTCGACGGCCTGCGCCGTCGCCCTGACTGAGAAGGAGAAGGCGCGGAAGCTAGCTCGAGCTCAACGCGCCGAGCGCAAATCGCTTCGTGAGGCGCTGGAGAAGGCGAAGACGCGCGGCACGCACCTGCGGGAGTTGCAGGCGGTGTTCAACCGCTGGATTCGCGCCCGTGACGCCGGGCTTCCTTGCATTTCCTGCGGTCGGCCCGCGACATGGCAAGGGCAATGGGACGCCGGCCACTACCGATCAGTTGGTTCCAACCCGTCCGTCCGGTTCGATCCGCTCAACGTGAACAAGCAGTGCGGGCCGTGCAACGTGCACCTGTCGGGGAATCTGATCGCGTATCGCGCCGGCCTCGTGCAGAAGATCGGCGCCGAGGCAGTCGAGCGCTTGGAAGGCCCGCACGCGCCATTGAAGCTGACCATTCCCGAAATCATCGAGATGAAGGCGTTCTACCGCGCCGAGCTTCGAAAAATCTCCAACAGCCAAACAACGGAAACCCGATGAACGCTACCGAATCATTCAAAACAGCCGCCACCGTCGCGATTCCGCAATATGACGAGATAGACGAAATCCTATATCACTGGTATCGATGGTCGAATGGTTTTACTGAGGTGCGGTCGTATCCCGGATCGGACTCGACCTGTCGGGATTTCCGGATCAGCCGGCAATTCATGGACCATTCCGATCTGTCCGATCTCGTCGACTACCAGATCCGCAAGACCATCGGCGAGCGCGTCGAGCCGCTGATCCACAAGCTTGGCATCAAGCACCGGATCGCCGTCAATGTGGCGATGAAGAATATGGATGTCGGGGCCAAGGTCTGGCACAACCCGAGGTATCCGCACGCACAGGAAGCCGACTACGAAGAGGCCAAGACATTGCTTCGGCCGAAATTTATTGCGGAGGGGCTTGTAAACTGAGTCGGGATGTACTATTCTCGCCGGTGAAGCGGGAGAGTCGCGCCCGCAAGATTCGTGAGCCCCGCCGGTGAAAGCCGCGCGGGGCTTTTGCTTTTCGGTTTCATCGTTATCTCCATCGCGCGCCACCCCGTGCGATTCGCCCGCCTTGAGCGGGCTTTTTCTTTTCCCCTTCTGGCGCAATGCTGGACCGCCCGGCGCGGTAAGCGGTGAGTGTGCGTCGGATCACGGCGATAACCGCCGCAGTCCGTGATGCGTCGTTCCGGTGGCAGTCGTCGCTGCCGCGAAAACGGCAGGCGCGGGCACCTTAACTGATGACTATGGACAAGCCAGCCAAACGCGGGGCTGATACGCCTGCGAAGGCTGGCGGTCGCCCCAGTTCGTATCGGTCGGAGTACGCCGAGCAGGCGCGCAAGCTCTGCCGCCTCGGTGCGATCGACAAGGAACTCGCCGATTTCTTCGGCGTGACCGAGCAGACGATCAACAACTGGAAGACCGCTCATCCTGAGTTTCTTGAGTCCCTAAAAGCGGGGAAGGAACTGGCGGACGCCGAGGTTGCGGACAAGCTGTTCCAGCGTGCAACCGGGTACAGCCATCCGGCGGTGAAGCTTTTCATGTATCAGGGCACGGTGATCCGCGAGGAATACATCGAGCATTACCCGCCTGATACGGCGGCGATCATTTTCTGGTTGAAGAACCGGCGTTCTGACCTCTGGCGCAATGCGCCGGAGCCCGAAGGCGGCGGCGGAAATGGTCCGGGCCTAGATGACCCGAATCCTGACGTATGACGCAACCCGTCAAGCTGCAGGAGCTTCACGCGAAGCAGGCCGAGATCGGCCGCGCCTTCAACGAGAGCCGGCGCGTCGTGATCCGTTGCGGCCGCCGCTTTGGCAAGACGACGCTGCTCGAGCGCTGCGCCTCGAAATGGTCGTACAACGGACTGAAAGTTGGCTGGTTCGGCCCGACGTACAAGCTCAACCTGCCGACGTACAAGCGCATCCTGCGCACGGTTCAGCCGGTTGTGTTCTCGAAGTCGAAGATCGACCAGGTGATCGAGCTGAATTCGGGCGGTTGCATCGAGTTCTGGACGCTGCAGGACGAGGACGCTGGTCGCTCACGCTTCTACGATCGCGTGATCATCGACGAGGGCTCGCTCGTTCCGAAGGGGCTGCGCTCGATCTGGGAACAGGCGATCGCGCCGACGCTGCTTGACCGGAAGGGCCACGCCATCATGGCGGGCACACCGAAGGGCATCGATCCGGAGAATTTCTTCTACGAGGCGTGCACCGACAAGTCGCTCGGCTGGCGAGAGTTCCATGCGCCGACGGCATCGAACCCGATGCTCGATCCGGAAGCGGTCGCGAAGCTGAAGGACGAATACCCTGCGCTGGTCTACCAGCAGGAATATCTCGCCGACTTCGTAGACTGGAACGGCGCCGCCTTCTTCAGCGAGAACTCGCTGCTTGTCGACGGCGAGCCGGTCGATTACCCGACGCGCTGCGACCAGGTGTTCGCGGTGGTCGATACTGCGCTGAAGGACGGCCTCGAGCACGACGGCACGGCCGTCACGTACTTCGCGCGCAACATCATCACCGGCACGCCGCTGACGATCCTCGATTGGGACGTACTCCAGATCGAGGGCGCGCTGCTCGAGTCGTGGCTGCCGACCGTGGCCCAGCGCTGCGAAGAACTGGCCGCGCAAGTCGGCGCCCGTCAGGGCAGCCTCGGCGGCTGGATCGAAGACAAGGCGAGCGGCATCGTGCTGCTGCAGCAGGCCAAGCGGCGCAGCCTGCCGTTCCATCCGATCGAGGAAAAGCTTGTCGACCTCGGCAAGGAGGGGCGCGCGCTGTCGGTCAGCGGCTACGTGCACCGCGGCGAGGTGAAAATCAGCCGCTACGCGCACGACAAGGTCACGAACTACAAGGGCCAGACGCGGAATCACCTGATTTCGCAGGTGTGCGGCTTCCGTCTCGGGACGAAGACGCCGCACCATCAGGACCTTTTGGACACTTTCTGTTACGGCGTGGCGATCAGCCTCGGCGATTCTGAGGGCTATTGAATGGGCGCCTCCGACTTTTACGTGTATGTCATGTTTCGCCCGAATGGCGTTCCATGCTATGTGGGGAAGGGGAAAGGCCGACGTGCGGATGATATGAATCGGGGCCACAACCCTCATCTCATGCACATCATTCGCCAGGCTGGCGGAAGGCTGCCAGTAGCTCTGATTCGAGAATCCATGACGGAAAGTGAGGCGCATGCGACCGAGATGGCTTTCATTGCCGCGATTGGGAGAGAGCGCAATGGAGGCCCGCTCGTAAATCTCACCGATGGCGGCGATGGTCAAGTTGGTTGGATCCCGAGCGAATTGACGCGCGCTCGTATTCGAGCCGCGAATACTGGCCGCAAAGTCTCGGATGAAACTCGCGCAAAGATGAGCGCCGCGCGCAAGGGGAAAAAGAAATCTCCCGAGCATGCCGCGAAAATTGGTAAGAGTCGAAAAGGGAAGAAGGCGGACCGGGAAACGCTCGCCCATCTCACTGCTATTCGGCGCTCTCCTGAATGGCGAGAAGCAGCTCGCCAGCGCGCCCTTGCTCAGCATAAGGCGATGACGGATGAACAGCGAGCGGCGCGAAAGGCTCGCATTTCTGCGGCCACGAAAGAAGCAATGGCTAAGCCTGAGACCGCCATCAAAGTCAGGGCCGCGGCCGTTGAAAATTATTCGCGTCGAGAACGCACACCTGAAGGCAGATTTGCATGATCGATGATTTCGAAGGAGATGGCGCAGCTATTCTCGGGACATCCGGGACAGTGCCGTCTTCGCTCATGCGGATTTTGATGGCGCCGGGAATTGAGCCTGGTTCCCCGCCTTCTTACGAGTTGTGCAAAGAGATTTATGTGGCGCACCCGCTTGGTGCGAAGATGGCCGAGGCACCGTACGAAGAAGCGCTGTCGCAGGAACGTGAGATCACGATTCCCGGCGCGGTCGAGGACGATCTTGTGCCAGCGTTCCGAAAGGAATGGAAGAAGCTTGGTGGCGTCGGCGCGGACGAGATCATCAAGAGTTTCATGACGCTCAAGCGCGTCTACGGCATTGCGTCGCTGATCGTCGGCGCGCGCGATTTCCCGACGAATGAGCCGCTGCCGATCGACAAGCTGCACGAGCTCGACCTGTACTTCAACATCCTCGACCCGCTGAACACGGCTGGCTCGCTGGTGCTGAATCAGAACCCGAACGCGCCGGACTTCCAGAAGCCGCAGTTCCTGAAGGTCGCGAACCACGATTATCACCCGTCGCGCGCGGTGATCGCGCTGAACGAGGCGCCGATCTACATCGAGTGGACGAACAGCGCGTTCGGCTTCGTGGGTCGCTCGGTCTACCAGCGCGCGCTATACCCGCTGAAGTCGTACGTGCAGGCGATGATCACGGACAACGCGATCATCGAGAAGTCGGGGCTGCTGGTCTACAAGATGAAGTCGCCGGGCGCGGTGCTCGACAAGGTTGCGCTCGCATGGGGCAGCTTGAAGCGCCGCATGCTGAAAGGCGCGAAGACGGGCAACGTGATGTCGATCGGCCTCGAGGAAAGCATCGAGTCGATCGACCTGAAGAACATCCGCGACGCCGCCGAGTTCGCGCGCATGAACGTGATCAAGAACATCGCGACGTCGGCGAAGATGCCGGCCGTGATGCTTGCGCAGGATACGCTGACCGAAGGGTTCGGCGAGGGCACCGAGGACGCGAAGCTGATCGCGCGCTTCATCGACCGCGTGCGGATCGAGATGGGGCCGGCATACGACTTCCTCGACCCGATCGTGATGCGCCGCGCGTGGAGTCCCGAGTTCTATGCGTCGATGCAGCGCAAGTATCCGAGCCTGTACGGCAACATGCCGTATGCGACGGCGTTCATGGAGTGGAAGAACGCCTTCACGGCGACGTGGCCGAATCTTCTGGTCGAGCCGGATAGCGAGCGTGTCAAGACCGACGACGTGATCACGAAGGCCGCGATCGCCTGCGTCGAGGTGATGCTCCCCGAGCTGGACCCGGAGAACAAGGCGATGGCGATCGGCTGGCTGGCCGAGGTGATGAACGAGCGCAAGCTGATGTTCTCCGCGCCGCTCGAGATCGATCTCGAAGCGCTGAAATCGTACGAGCCACCGCAGCCGCTGGCCGAGCCGCACCCCGAAGTCGAATCGTCGCACGAGTAACCGATGAGCGTCCGCCCCGCAATCAACCGCACGTTTCACGACGTGCTGACCGAGGCCATCCGCGACATCAGCGAGCACGGTTACGACGATCCGGCCCGGCTTCAGGAATGGCTGCGCCGGCTGCGCCTCGCCGCGATGGCTGATCTGCCGACCGACGCCGAGATGCGCAACCGGATGCAGGCCGCGATGGATGCGGTGTTCCGCCGCACGCTGTCGAAAACCGGCGCGCTGCGCTATCACCCCGGCGTGCCGCGGTTCACGATCGAGCGGATTGCGCCGTCGCTGCGTCCCGAGCTAGACAAGCGCGTGCGCGCGAGCGTCGACCTGATCAAGCTGAACCGCGAGCGCGCGGTCGAGCAATCGCTGCAGCGTCTCGCCGGTTGGGTGTCATCGGTGCCCGCCGGCGGCTCGCGCGCGGTCGAGAAGGCCGACGTGCGCGAGAGCATCGCGAAGCCGATCCGGCAACTGCGCTACGAGGAACGCCGCGTCTCGATCGACCAGGGGCACAAGCTGATCGACGCCATCAATGATGTAGTGGCGCAGCAAAGTGGAGCAATTGCCGCGAAATGGCGCTCGCATGTCAAGCAGCCTGGATATAACGCCCGCCCTGATCATGCTGAACGCGATCAGAAAATATTCCTGATTCGCGGTTCATGGGCGCACGAGCAAGGGCTGGTTAAACCGGGGCCAGATGGATACACGGATCAGATTGAGCGTCCCGGAGAATTTGTTTTCTGCTTCCCGGGCGATACTTCAGTTGATCTCTTCCAGGATGTAGAAAAAGCCTATCGGCGCTGGTACGACGGCGATCTCGTCACGGTTACGACGAGTTCTGGGCGGAAGCTCAGCGCGACACCGAATCATCCAGTCTTTACTGAGCATGGCTGGGTCGCCATTGGCTCGCTCAAGAAAGGCGACAAGGTTATTGAGATTGCCGAGGAATGCATCAAGTCGGCGAAACTGGATACAGACAAGACTCTTACCTTGATTGCGGACCTGTTTGATGCGGTTCGGGCGCGCGGCTTTAAGGAAATTCGCTGCGGAATGAAACCACAATTCCACGGCGATGGAACCGACGAGGATGTCGATGTTGTATCGACCGCAGGGCCATTGAGGGATAACCTCGTGCCCTCTCTCGCGGAGCGCTTGGATAAGTTCATCCTCGCCAGCGCCAATTCTCTGCGATTGGCTAGCCGCGTGATTGGCAAGAACATCTTCGGTTTTCTTTCTTCCGCGCACCGCAGCGTGAGCTTTGGATCGAGCGATGTCGCGATGCTTATTCATGGCCGCAGTGAGGGGACCGTGTGCGGCCTCAGTAGTCTTGAGCCTGTCCAACACGGTTTGGCGGGACATGCCAAGCGCTTCGGCAAGTTGACGGGAATTCTCTCCAGCCTCATAGCGCCGACGAAGCTCAAGAGGATCCGCAGGAATCTTCTCAATTCTGCATCTGCTGGGCCCAAGGTCGATCCATCCCTTCTTGTGCCAATGCCAGACGGTCATGGGGTGTCTGCCGATAGCCTTGGAAATTTCCTCAAGGGTAAGTCCCTGAGCGCGCAAGCGGTGGATGTGCTCGACGTCAATATTCGGCCTTGGGCGGGGCATGTGTACAACCTCCAGACTGAGAGTGGTTGGTATGTAGCCAACTCGATTATAACTCACAACTGTCGTTGCTATTACACATATCTGAACGCCTTACGCGATCTGCCGCCCGAGATGCTGACCGAGAAGGGTCGGAGGGCGCTTGAAGAAACCCGAATCCGGAAACCCTGAAATGCCATCTGTGAGCGAACGTCAGCACCGTGCGATGGAGAGCGCGGCGCACGGCCAAAGCACGCTCGGCATTCCGAAGTCGGTCGGCGAGGAATTCGTGAACGCCGACAAGGCGCGCGCTGACGCGCAGACGTCGGCCGACTGCGCCGGCATCCTGTTCCGCGCGCCGGGGCCGCTATTCCTGCTCGTGCAGCGCAGCGACACCGGCGAGTGGGAACAGCCGGGCGGCCATGCTGAGGGCGATGAGACGCCCGAGCAAGCCGCAGTGCGCGAGACCGTCGAGGAAATCGGCGGTTGCCCGGACGGTCTTCGTTGGGCTGCGCGCCGCAACGCGATTCCCGGCGGCGCGGGCGAATACACCTGCTTCTTGCAGAACGTGCCCGAGCCGTTCAAGCCCGTCCTGAACGACGAGCACACGGCATGGCAGTGGGCCGCGCCCGGCGAACTGCCCGAGAAGATGCATCCGGCGGTCGCGCAGACGATCGAGCTCCTGACAGGCAATGAGCTGGACATCGCGAAGCGCATGGCGGCCGGCGAACTGCTGTCGCCGCAGCGCTACGAGAACGTCTGGCTATTCGACCTGCGCATCACCGGCACCGGCACCAGCTACCGCACCGAGCACGACGAGTTCGTATATCGGCCGCCCGAGAACTTCCTGACCGAGGAATTCCGGCAGCGATGCAACGGGCTGCCGGTGATCTTCGAGCACCCGAAGAAAACGATCCTCAACAGCGACGAGTACCGCGATCGGTCGATCGGCACGATCTTCCTGCCGTACCTGACCGAGACAGAAGTGCGGGGCGTCGCGAAAGTATTCGACGACGACGCGGCCCGGCTGATGCCGACGTCGCACGCGTCGACCAGTCCCGCGGTGATCTTCCGCGACGCGGGCTCAGCCGAAGCCGTCGAGGTCGACGGTAAATCGGTCCTCATTGAAGGCAAGCCGTCCTATCTCGACCACCTCGCAATCTGCGAAGAGGGCGTGTGGGACAAAGGCGGCGAGCCCAGCGGAGTCAACACAGGAGATCCTGAAATGGATGGTATGGGAGAACAGGTCCCGGCATGGGCCGATGCGCTGATGAAGCGCATGGATAGCGTCTGCTCGCGCATGGACGCCATCGAGAACAAGGGCGGAGATGAGATGCCGGCGAAGCCCCTCACGGCGGATTCGGCCGAAGTCGCAGCCGAGCGCGAGGGCGAGAAGGAAATGGCCCTCGAAAAGAAGGCCGAGGGCGAGCTCGCCGCTGCCATCAAGGCAGGTGAGGCGGAGCACCGCGACGAAGAACGGGCCGACTCGACCGAGAAGAAGGACGAGGAAGAAAAAGAGCGCGCCGATTCCGCCGCGCGCGCCGACTCGCAGCGCCTCGCCCGCGAGAATGCCGAGCTGCGCGCCCAGATTCAGCGCATGGACGGCACGCTGTCGACGCTGGTCAAGCCGCTGTCGATCGAGGATCGCGACGCATTGGCTTCGGCCCAGATGCGCGCCGACTCGGTCATGCAGATGTTCGGGCAGAGTGCGACCGCGCCGTTGCATGGCGAGAGCCCGATCGAATACCGCAAGCGCCTCGCCTCGAAGCTGGCTGCGCACAGCCCGGACATGAAGGGCATCAAGCTCGACTCGCTCGACGGCGCCGCATTCAAGGTGGTCGAAGACAAGATCTACGCCGATGCTCAGGTCGCCGCGCGCAATCCGGCATCGGCTCCGGCCGGCCGCCTTATCCCGATCGTCTCGCGTGACGAAGCGGGCCGTCAGATCACCCGCTTCACCGGTGACATCGATGCCTGGATGCAGCACTTTAAGGCACCGGGCGTCGTCTGCAAGCTCAACCGCCAAGCCAAGGGGGCATAAGCCATGTCGATTTCGTTCAACCCGATGGTGACGAGCGCGCCGACTGGCACTTTCCGTACCGATACGGAAGGCTATGTCCAGGGCGCTGTCATGGACGATCCGTCGTCGAACATGTGGCTCGCGAGCGCGATCATTGCCGCGTCCGTCACGGGGCCGGTATGGGGCGGCATGGCCGTCACCGAGAACGTCGCCGCGCCGAACCAGAACGGCCTCGGCAATTCGCTGGTGATCGCCGCGAACAACGCCGGCGTGACCGGCTTTACCGTCATCAACCGGTCGTACAACGCGATCCTGACGCCGGGCAACAACGTGCCGCAGCTCACGGCGGGCATGACGGCGATGTTCTACCGCCTCGGCTCGAACGCGCGCATCGCGGTGCAGTGCGATGCGACGCTGGCTGGCAACCTCGATACGGGCGCGATCAACCAGCAGGTCTCGTGGGACTTCACGAACCAGAAACTGGTCGCATACAGCTCGGGCGCCGGCGCACTCGCGTGCAAGGTGCTGTCCGTCAACACCAACAGCAAGATCGTCAGCTACAACTCGGGGACCGGTGCGCTCACCTGGACCCAGGGTCCGGCCGCTATCATTCAGATCTAAGGAGCCTCCGACATGGCCAACTATTTTCCTGCACAGGCAAAGGTCGCGCCGAGCTTCTCGGAGCCCGAGCTGATCGTCACCTATGCGCAGGCCTCCGGCGCGTTCAATGCGCTTCCGGGCGGCAAGCCGCGCGTCAAGATCGGCAGCGAAGATCTCTTCGTCTACATCAACGCGCTCGATCTGCGCACTGAAACGCAGGCATCGCAGGGTGCGCCGAACATGCTGCCGTCGGCGACGCTGACCGCGACGTACTACTCGACGGCCACGTACCTGATTCGCACGCGTGCGCAGTGGGACCACCACGATACGGCCGCTGCGGCCGCGTATTCGGTCGGCCTGCCGGCCGCGCAGGATCTCGCACAGCGTCAGGGTATCTTCCAGCAGATGCGCACGGGTCTGCTGTACGGCTTCAACCCGGCAAATGGCGAGGGTCTGCTGAACACGATCGGGGCTACCGCCGTGACGCTCCCGCCTGACAGTTACGGCAACACGACGGTTTCGACCTACGATAACGGCGAAATGGCTCTGTGGATCCTCGCGCAGATCGTTGCGTTGAAGACGCGTATGTTCCAGTCGGGCGGCAATGTGCGGAGCAAGATCCGCATCATCAGCCCGCAGCGCGTGTTTCTGCAGCTGTCGTACGGGTCGATCGTACAGGTCGTTCAGTATCAGCGTCCCGGTGCCGGTACGGCCACGGTCGGCCAAGTCGTGCAGAACGTCGTCGAGGAAATGGGCGACGAGATCGAGTGGTACTTCGACGACACGCTGATCGGCAAGGGCGCCGGCGGCTCGGATGCGGTGATCCTCACGATTCCGGAGATCGAGAAGCCGGATATCCCGGGCATCAATACCAACGTGTTCGCGGACGTCAACCCGAACATGAAGGCGGTGAACCTGATGTACGCGGATGCCGCGGCGCCGATCAAGATCCCGACGCCGATCCCGGACGGTGGCATCACCGAAGTGCAGGAACTGCGCGTGACCTCCGGCTGGGGCGTACGCCCCGAAGGCATCACGATCCTGTCGATGCCGCACTGAGCATCACCGTAGCAAGAGTCAGCATCTCCACCCTGAAGGGGCACCCGCGCGGTGCCCCTTTCTTTTTTCCGAGGACGACATGTCGATTTTCATCGCCAACTGCACGAAGCAGCATCTCGATCACCACTTCCGCTCGCCCGAACACGCCGGCAAGGCGCAGGTCGTGCACATCCCGTCGGGCCAGCAGCGCGAGATCGCGCGCGGCGCGTCGAGCGCCGCCATCGAGGCGCTGGTGCGACACCTCGAGCAGTTCGGCTTCCGCAACGCGGCCGAGGTGAACGGCAAGATCAGCGAGTTCTCGGGCTACCTCTACCGCGTCGGCAAGCCCGTAACGGAAACGCACATCGTCACCGCGCACGATCAGCTCGTCGACACGCAGGAGCATCGCTCCGCGCAGGAAGCGACGCGCAGCGCGCTCGCTTTCGACAGTGCCACGCGCGACAAGAAGGGCGGCGGCAAGGGCCGGCGCATGGCGAGCGTGACCTCGGTCGAAGTGAAGCAGGACGTTCCGCCCGGTCAGAAGCCGACCGGTGACGAAGTGAATTTCTCGTTGTCGGTGGCGCCGGATGGCCGCACCGACACCAAGCTTCCGGTCTGATATGGCCTTCGTCGACCCGACCCAGCCGAATCTCGCGGATTTCACGACGTTCGTCTACAACCAGGGCGTACCGGAGTCCGATCTGCCGACGAACTCGCAGTACCTGCAGTGGGCGTACACGATGGCGATGAACCTCGCACTCGTGCCGCCCTGCAGCGTGCCGTCGATTGTCTACGTGTTGGCCGTGTACAACCTCGGCATGCATCGGCTGCTGAAGGTCGCGCAGGACATTCCACCGTCGACGTTCTTCTCGCAGCAGCGCACGACTTTCAAGCTGATGGCGTTCGTCGCAGGTGTCGTGCAATCGTCGGCGGATCAGGGCACATCGAACAGCCTCGTCGTGCCCGACTTCATGAAGAACCTGACGATGCAGGATCTTGACCTGCTGAAAACGCCGTGGGGAAGGGAATACCTGGCCTACGCGCAACAGTACGGCCCGGATGTCGTCGGGGTTTCCTGATGCCTACTCTCCATCTCGGCGTAGTGGACGTTGCTTATACCGGCCCTGACGCAAAACCCGGCGTCACGACCGGCGATGTCGCTACGTTCCTCGAGGAGGAGTACCACGTAATGCGCGTTTTCCTCGAAATGTATGAGGAAGAGATCGGCGAGCTGCTGGCGAACGACATTGCGGGCGAGATCGAGAGCATTGCGCAAGGCAAGCCGGTCGGCCGCCTATCGGTCGACGTGTCGACGGGAAAGATCGGTGAGCTGTTTCGGGACTTCCTCGACGCGCGCGAATGGAAGCAGGCGAGCGCGCAGACAATCGCGGCCGCCGACGAAGGCGTGAATCATCGGAAGAAGCGGCCATACGCCGCGGAAAACCCGGCGCGGCCGGAATTCGTCGACACGGGCCTCTACCAGGCGTCGTTTCGTGCATGGGTGACTGACTGATGGGACTGATCGATGAAGCAGCGGCCGCGCCGGGCGATCTCGCCGCAGCGCTCGAGGCCGGCGTCGAGCAGCTTTCGCGCAATCAGTCCGTCACGTTCCAGCAATACACGAAATCGACGCTTCCCACGGACGGCTACGTGTTCTGGGTGGCGACCGGCACCGCGCAGCAGTTCAGCGGCTCGTTGCACATCCTGACCGACCGTCGGCAGGAAGAAGATCAGACGATCGCAGCGAACAAACTGCTGTTCACGGCCGAGCAGGAGATCTCCCAGCTCAACACGATCGCGCCGGGCACGATGTGGATCGGCACGTGGCAGGTCGACGGGACGACGCTGCAGGTCGCGTTCGCCGAGACTGGACTGAACTATCAGCAGGCCGGCCTCTGGCACTACCGCGGCTTCGCCGTGTATCCGGCGCTGGCGTCGCAGCTCGTCGCGAGCGCGGACGATCTGCCGGTCGAGCCGATCGTTTCGAACAGCCTGCCGATCTGGCTGTCGCTGGCAGGCCTCGCCGGCGCGCCGGTGTATCCGTCGTTCCTCGTGCCGGACAACGTCGAGCCGCCGTATGTGACGGCACACATCGAGCCGGGCGAGACGATCGCGATCCAGTCGTTCCCGACCTACACGTGGCCGGGCGCGCCAACGCCGCCGACGGCGCTGCAGCAGATGGCGAGCGCGCAGCTCATGCGCGACACCGTGCGGCTCACGTTCTACGGATTCACGAATCAGCGCGCGATCCAGTTCTACGCGGCGCTGATCGACTACTCGCTGAACACCGACGATTTCGGCTTCTGCAATTCGCCGGCGATCCGCGACGAGAAGCGCATGCAGGTTGAGATCGCTGCGCTCGCGATGAAGAAGACCCTGACGATCCTCGCGTCGTACTACCAGGGAACCGCTGACGCGATCGCGCGGCGGCTGATCCTGTCGGCCGGCATCACCACCACCATCCAGGAGTAATCGAAATGCCCCAATACCCCATCGTTCCGCGTCCGGGCGGCTCGCAATCTGCGCTCAATGTCAGCGCCCCGACTGTCGTCAAGGCCACGCCGGGCACGCTCGTGCGCATCACGGTGTTGACGGCCGCCACGGCTGGCACGTTCGGCGCATACGATGCGGCCACGACCGGCGCGGCCGCCACGGCCAACGCGATCGTGCAGTACGCGAGCGGCTACCCGGCCGTCGGCTCGGTGATCACGCTCGAGTGGCCGTGCAATACCGGGATCGTCGTGAATCCGGGCACCGGCGGTGCCGTTTCCGTCGCATTCGCGTAATCCCGAGAGGCCGCCAAAATGGCTCAGACCATCACCCAGACGATCGTCAATCTGAACGTCACCGTCACCCGGGCGCCCGTGCCGTCGCAGCTTCAGCGCAGCGGTGCGATCGTCTCGGTGGGCGGCACGACGCTTACCCCCGGCACGTACCAGTATTGCGGGCTCACCAGCGACCTCACGTCCATTCTCAGCGGGTCGGGCAACTCGACCGAGCTGACGAACATGGCGAACACGCACTTTTCGCAGGGCTCGGCCATCGGTTTCTACGTGCTCGAGCTCGGCGCCGAGACCGGCGTCGACCAAGGCATCGGCCTGCTGCAAACGTGGATCTCGAACAACCCCGGCATCTTCTACGCGTACCTCGTGCCGGCGGCATGGGACTACTCGAAGGACGAGGTCGGCAGCGTCATCGTGACGAATGGCGGTTCCGGCTACACGTCCGCGCCGACGGTCACGTTCTCCGCGCCGACGTCGGGCACGACCGCGACCGGCACGGCCATCGTGCAGAACGGCGCTGTCGTGGCAGTGACGATCACGAACCCGGGTTCCGGCTATACCGCAGCGCCGACCGTCTCGTTCTCGGGCGGCGGCGGTACCGGTGCTGTCGCTACGGCGAACCTCGCATCGGCCCTGAACATCCTCGCCAGCCTGTACTCGTCGCCGACCGGCAAGACGTATTTCCACGTCACGACGACGGCCGCGAACCTCGCGAACTACGCCGGCCTGAAATCTGTGATCGCGACCGTACCGAGTCCGCTCGCGCCGTCAAGCGAATTCACGGCGGCAGCGACTTTCTACCAGTGGCTGGTCAATCAGCCGGGCGCCGCGAACAAGCTCGCACCGATGGGTCAGCGGTTCCTGTATGGCGTCACGGCGTGGCCGGCGCAAGGCTACAACGCACAGATTACGTCCATCCTGAGCGGCTATGGCAACCTCGTTCTGACGGGCGCGGAGGGCGGCATTTCGACGGCCACGCTGCGCAACGGCACCACGATGGACGGGCAGCAGGCGAGCTGGTGGTATGGCATCGACTGGTTCCAGATCCAATCGAAGCAGGCGCTTGCGGCCGCGATCATCAATGGCTCGAACACCAATCCCCCGCTGCTCTACGACCAGCCAGGCATCAACACGCTGCTGTCGGTTGCCGAGAAGACGGGTTCGAGCGCGGTTTCGTTCGGATGCGCTCAATCGGTGGCCGTCACGGCGACCGATTTTCTGACGTACACGACGCAGAACCCGGGCGATTACTCGGCGGGCATCTACAACGGCCTCGCCGCGACGGTCGTCGGCCAAAACGGCTTCCAGACCATCACCTTCAACATCGACGCCGTTCAGCTGTAAAGGAGAGCCATAGATGGCAACCAATCCGCTTGTCAGCCAAGGCACCCTGAACCGCGTCCGGTGCTCGGTGCTCGTGCCGGCCTTCACGTCGCTTAACATCACAGCGCCGTACATGGGCAAGTCGTTCGCGCGCATCGCGTTCGAGGGCGACTTCACCGACCAGACCGGCACCGGGACGGGCCTCGTGAATTCGCCGGCGCCGTACGTGCCGGCGACGATCACCGTCGGCATTCTGCGCACACAGGCGCTGTCAATGGCGTGGCGCGCGCAGTGGGAATCGAACAGCGTGCTCGGCCAGGTCAAGATCAACAGCGATTCCGCCGCATTCGACTCGTTCACGCTGTATGACACGGCGATCCGTCACTTCGATCCGAACGCGTTCGATGGCATGGACGCGGTCTGCATGCTGGTGCTGCGCGGTACGTACTACACCAACAATGACCTGTGGAGCATGACGTGATCCAGATCAACGAGGCGATGAACCTCGTCGTGCCGGTGGTCGCTGACGAGGCCGGCGTGAAGGTGTGGGCTTACCACACGCCGATCTCGCGGCAGGTGTTCGAGGCGAATTACCGGGTGCTCGCGGCGACGAAGGCGTCGCTGATGAGCCGCGGCGGGATCTACATGATGGATTCGGGCCCGCGCATCGCAGCGCTCACGCTGCTCGACGAAGGCATGCGCGAAGCCGAGGCGCGCGGCAGCTATGCGAAGGACGGAAAGACCATCATCGACGAGGCAACGCCTGCGCTGATGGCCGAAATTCGCCGCCTGACGATGGTGCTGGTGCCGGGCCCGGGTGGCTGGGATCTCCTGCCGATCGAGAGCGCGGTGGCAAACGGCAAGATCGACGCCGAGGATCAGGCTGAAACGGAGTCGGCGATCGTTTTTTTTACCTGCATCTGTGCGCTCGCGAGCAAGGCGGAACGGAAGAAACAGGCGAGCAGCACGGCTTCCCTGCTGAAGGGGTCGATTACCTCCTTGTCGCCTATGGAATTCGCCGATTCCTTGCCGAACTCGACGAAGGCCGTACCTTCGGCACAACAGGCGGTGTCGTCGGTTCCATCCTGAGGTTCGTGGCCGGCGAGGGCTTCGCGGAAACCGTGCAGCGTCACGGCTTCGAATACCGCAGCGCGCGCGATTTCCGCGATCGCAACATCCTCGAACTGATCCGAACCCTGAGAGGCCCAAGTGGCTAATAAGCCGATCATCAACATCGACGTGAACGCCGAGCAGTTCAAGGCGTTCTACGAGCTATACGAGCAGTTCGAGGCCAAGGTCGCGAGCATGCCGAAGGAGTGGCAGCAGATCGACACGTCGATGCGCCGCAGCGCAGCTACCGCGAAGTCGCTCACGAGCGGCATCCAGTCATCGACCGAGGCGCAGCGCCAGTTCAACATCATGGCGCGCGAAGGTCTGCACACGATGTCGAAGATGGCGAAGGAGGCCAGCAACGTCGGCAAGGCGGTGTTTGACATCGGCAAGTGGCTGCTGAAGATCGGCGCCATTGGTGGCGGCATCGCGGGGCTGGGCGGCATCCTCGGCGCGATCAGCCTGCGCGACCTCGCGCATTCGGCCGTGACAGAGCAGCGCGGCGCGCGCGGCGTCGGCCTGACGCCGGGCCAGTACAAGGCGTTCGGCATGGATTTCGGGCGCTTTCTCGACCCGAGCATCCTGTCGCATGTCGCGGACGCGCAGAACAGCTACCAGGGGCGCGTATGGCTCGGCCTCGCGACCGGCCTCGGTGCCCAGGCTGTTGCGAACCAAGGTCCTGATCAGCTCGCGATACGCCTCGCCACGCGCGCGCACGACTGGTGGACGAAGACGCCGGCATCGCAACGCACGGCCGAGAACCTGGCCGCCGCCGGCTTCACGCAGTCGGGCCTGACGCTCGAGGACGTGCGCCGGCTCGGCAATACGCCGATGTCCGAACTGCAGACCGCGCGCGCGCAGTACAGCCGCGACCAGCGCTCACTGAACGTGAGCAACGGCACGACGCAGGCCTGGTATGAATTCGATCGCCAGATCACGATCGCCGGCCGGACGCTCGAGACATCGCTGACGAATCGCCTGGTCGAACTCGCGCCGTCGCTGCGTAGCTTCGTGACGACGCTGACGAAGGACGCGGACCAGCTGATCAACGACATCTTCACGCCGAAGAACCTGAAGTCGATTGAAGATGGGATTACAAGCCTGACGGCATATCTTGGATCGGCGACGTTCCGGCAGGATATGAAGGACTTCGCCGGACTCGTCGGACTGGTGGTTGATGGCATAAGGAAGGCGGCGCGGTTCCTCGGAATCGACACGTCGTCGACGCCAGAAACATCCCCCTCCGGCGCGACATCAAAAGGCTCGTCATGGGAGCAAGCCTTTGGCATGGTTCGCCACAAGCTGACGATGCCAAGCGATCCAGCCGGCTACCTGGCGGACATCGAAAAGCAACGCGGGCTGCCTGCCGGTACGCTCGCGCGGATGTGGAAGATCGAATCGGGATCGGGTAGCAACCTGATCGGCCCGGCGCTGAAAAATGGCGATCAGGCAATCGGCGACTTCCAGTTCACCTCGGCCGCATGGCATGACTGGGGCAACGGCGGCGACCGCTTCAGCTTCAAGGACGAGGCGGGCGCAGCAGGCCGTTACATGCAGTCCCTGATGAAGAAGTATGGAGGCGACATCCGCAAGGCGCTTGCCGCGTACAACTGGGGGCCGGGAAATGTCGACAAGGACATCGCGAAGAACGGCGGCCAGTGGGAATCGAATCTGCCGGCCGAGACGCGAAAGTACATTGCGGCGATCGCCGGCGAAGTCGCCAAGCGCAGCGCCGTGAAGGTGCAGGTCCAGGTGAGCAACAACACGTCCGCGCGCGTCGCCGTGCAGGCTAACGCGGCGGCGCCGAGGTAATCGATATGGCGGGACTCGACCTTTCTTCAGGCTTCCGATCGGCGTACGACTTGTCGTTTCAGGTCTCGCCGATCATCCTGAACGGCGGGATCGTCGCGAACACGCTCGGCGGCATGATGCCGATCATCGGCCTTGTGGGGCAACTCGGCGCGCTCGCGCAGAGCGTGCTGTCGAGCGGCAGCGTGGGACTCGACAACTTCTTCGCGCGCTTCGTCGTGCTGCCTGGCGGCACGATCATCAACAACGCGGTCGGCACGTACCCGTTCGCGAACCAGCAGGTCGCCGGCAATGCGATCGTGATGCAGCCGAAGAACGTCTCGCTGCTGATGATCGCTCCCGTGAAGGACACGGGCGGCTATCTGACGAAGCTGGCGATCTTCACGTCGCTGCAAAGTTCGCTCGAGGCGCACTGCGCGGCGGGCGGCACGTTCCACGTCGCGACGCCCGCGCGGATCTACACGAACTGCATTCTGACGTCGATGACCGACGTCACGAGCGGCGAGGGCAAGCAGCAGCAGATCCAGTGGCAGCTCGATTTCGTGCAGCCGCTTCTGACGCAGCAGGCGGCAAGCAGCGCCTACGGCGCGCTGATGAGCAAGCTCGCGGGCGGCCAGCAGGTGACGTCGCCCGCATGGTCCGGCGCGGTGGCCGCCGCCGGCTCGGCGGTGCAGGGCGCGCTCGAAGGCATCGGCAACATGGCCGGCGTCGTGAATCAGTTCCTTTCCCAGCCCGCGCTATGACGACGCTCGTTCCTTTCCAGCCGTCCAACGCGACGACGCCACCGTTCCAGGCGACCGTCACGCTCGACGGCGTGGCCTATTCGCTGTCGGTGACGTGGAACATCGCGGGCATGCGCTGGTACGTGACGCTGACCGATCAGAACGGAAACATCGCCTGGAACGGCGCCATGGTCGGCTCGCCGCTCGGTTTCGACATCCCGCTCGCGCCAGGCGTTTTCTCGACGTCGACCCTGCTGTACCGAGAAGACACCGGAAACTTCGAAATCAACCCCTGATCGATGCGCTACTACGACATCACCATCACGCCAGAAGGCGGCACGAAGCCGTTCCGGCGATGGACATCGCATCCGAATGGCAAGTTCGATCCGGGCGCGCTGAACATCGAATTCGACATTCCGGTTGCCACGTACGGAACGCCGCTCGGCGGGCAGTCTCTGCTGATCGAGGGTGTGCCACTGGAGGATCTGCTGCAGGCTCAGCAGTTCGCCGGCATGAACCTGACGATGAAGGGCGGCATGCAAGCCGGCCTACCTCTGGCGAATCCGAAGCAGGCGGGACTGATCGCGGCCGGCCAGGTATGGCAGTCCTTCGGCAATTGGGAGGGCACTGAGATGACGCTCGATCTCGTGCTGAACCCGGCGCTGTACACGCTCGACCAGCCCGGCAATATCGTCCTGAACTGGACGGCCGGGACGACGCTCGCGCAGGCACTGAAGCAGACGCTGTCCGTCGCCTATCCGACGATGCCCGCGCTGATCAACATCAGCGACAAGTTGGTGCAGACGCACGACGAAGTGCATCGGTGCTCGACGCTCGAGCAGCTCGCGCAGCTGCTGGTCGAGGTCACGCAGGGAAATTTCCTCGGCAGCGATTATGCCGGCGTGCAGGTCACGATCCAGGGCGGCCAGATCGTCGTCTACGACAGCACGTACAAGCCGAACACCGTGCAGCTCGCGTTCACGGACTTCGTCGGTCAGCCGACGTGGATCGCGCCGAACGTGATGCAGGTCAAGCTCGTGATGCGTGCCGACATTCAGCTCGGGTCCGAACTGCTGATGCCTCAGGGGCTGCAGAACACGCCCGGCATCGTCCTGACGTCCTCGTCGTCGCTGCCGTCAAGCCTGAAGTACAAGAGCGCGTTCCAGGGCAAGTTCTCGGTGATCGAGCTGCGTCACATCGGCAACTTCCGCGCGCTCGACGGCGCGTCGTGGGCGACGATCGCAAACTGCGCGGTGATGAGCAATGGCTGACAACTATTCGAAGCTGCCGCTGCAGCGCTCGCTGAACCGTGTGGCGATCGCGCGCGCGGCTCAGGCGATCGAGGATACCGGCAACGCATTGCCGTGCCGCGTGACGAAGGTGTCGGGCGCGATCGTGACGGTCGAGTTCGAGATGCAGGGCACGTGGACGCTGCCGCCGGTGACGATCCCGAAGGCCGAAAGCCCGTGGATTCGCAATCCGACGCAGGTCGGCGACAAGGGCGTGACGATGCCGGCCGACGCGTATCTGGGCGGCATCTCGGGCCTTGGCGGCGGCACGGCCGATTTCCGGCGCCGCGGCAACCTGTCGGCGCTCGTGTTCGTGCCGGTGAGCAATGCGAATTCGGCACCCGATGACCCGAACGCGGCGCAGGTCTGCGGCCCGAACGGCATGATCGCGCGCACCACGCAGGGCACACCGTCGTCATGCGTCGTGAACCAGAACGGCGTGTCGATGACGTACGGCGGCGCGTCGCTCTCGCTGACGGCGGCCGGCATCGTCATGAGCTTCGGCGGCCACACGATCACGCTCGATGCGTCGGGCCTTTCGATCGACGGCAACAGTTATGCAAGTCACACGCACGGGTATTTCCCGGGCACCGGGGCAAAGACCCAGACTGATACGCCTATCAATTGAGGGAACGACGACGTGCGCACGTGGGGAAGGGTCTACAACGAGGACGGCTCCTATCGCTGGGTCGCCGTCACGACGGACGCCAATGGCTACAACGACAACGTCTATCTGACGACGCTATGTCAGGTGCTGAAGCTGAATCTCGGCGAATCGCCATTCTATGCGAACTACGGCATCCCGGCGCAGCAGACCGTCGTCACGCAGGTGTTCCCTGACTATTACGCGATGGTCACGCAGCAGCAGTTCGCGCCGTACTTTGCATCGCTCGCGATCGTGCGCGCGCCCGGCAGTTTCCCGCCCGTCTACAACATCCAGGCCGTCGCTCATAGCGGCGCGCTACTGAACGCGACCGTAGCGATATGAGCACGATTCCCCTTGTCATGACTGCCGCCGGGCCGGTGCCGACCGATCCGACGACGCTGCGGCAGAATCTCATCGATGGCGTTGCCGCTGAGGTGCCGGACTATACGGCGAATCTGCCCGGCAGCCTGATCGAGGATGTCGCTTCGACCGATGTCGGCGCGCTGACGACGATCGACCAGGCGCGCGTCGAGGCGGTGAACAGCGTCACGCCGTACGGCGCGAATGCCTTCGTGCTCGCACAGCTCGGCGGCCAGTTCGGCGTGCCTCAGGGCACGAGCGCGAACGGGAACGTCTATGTGGTCTTCACCGGCCCGGCGGGATATGTGCTGCCGCCCGGCTTCGTGGTCGGCGACGGCGCGAACCAGTACGCACTGCAGGACGGCGGCGTGATCCTGTCGACTGGACAATCGGCGCAACTGTACGCGGTCGCGACAAACAGCGGCACATTCGCGATCCCGGCCAACACCGTCAACCAGATCATCACGTCTCTACCGAGCGAGTACGCCGGGCTGATCACCGTGACAAACCCGCAGGCGGGCGTCTCGGCGTCCAGCGCCGAAAGCCCGCAGACCTATCGCGGCCGCGTGCTGCAAGCAGGGCAGGTCGCTTCGGTCGGCACGCCGGCGTTCCTGAAAACACTGCTCGGCAAGATCACCGGCGTGCAGCAGCGGCTGATCTCCGTCAATCAGGTGACGGGCGGCTGGCAGATCGTCTGCGGCGGTGGCGATGCCTACGCGGTCGCTGCCGCGATTCTTCAGGGTGCAGGCGACATCGCGTTGCTCAAGGGATCGCAACTCGGCATCACCGGGATGACGGCCGCGAACCCAGTGGTCGTCCAGACGAACCTCGCGAGCGGATATACGGCGGGGCAAACCTTCACGGTCGCCGGCGCGACGCCGAGCGCGTTCAACCGCACGTATACCGTTGCGTCGGTGTCGGGGAATTCGATCACGACGACCACGAACGGGACGGGCTTCGGCACCTACACCGGCGGCGCTACGTTCTCGCCGAACCCGCGCGACGTCAACGTATCGCTGTTCCAGAACCCGAACACATACAACATCCCGTTCGTGAATCCGCCGCAGCAGGTTGTGACGCTCGCGGTGACGTGGAACACCACGCTGCCAAACTTCACGGCGGGCAGTTCGGTGAACCAGCTCGCCGCGCCGGCGCTGCAGTCGTACCTGAACTCGATTTATGCCGGCCAGCCGATCAACCTGAACGAGATGACGGCGACGTTCCTCGACGCAGTGTCCTCGGTGATCGACGGGCCGAACGTGACGACGCTCAATTTCGCGGTGACGATCAACGGCGTGATGGCCACGCCGGCGGCTGGCACCGACATTATCACGTCGGACCCGGAAAGCTATTTCTTCTGCTCGGCCACGGGCGTGACCGTATCGCAGGGGTGACGAATGCAGATCGAGTCATTCAGCACGAAGCCACTGCAGCAGGTCATCCGGTCCTACCTGTACAAGGAGTATGAGGACGACGCGTCTCTGCAGGCGTTCGTCAACAGCTTCAACTCGCTTTCGCAGGGTTATCTAGACTGGTTCAATCAGGCGCCGCTTGGCCTCTACACGTCGCCCTTCATTACGGGACCGCTGCTCGACTGGATCGGACGCGGCGTGTATGGCATCCGCCGTCCAGTGCTTGCGTCGCAGACGTCGACGCGCCTGGCGGGCTACAACGCGAACCCGTACAACAAGATCGCGTATAACGCGCAGTACTACTCGGCGAGCCAGACCGCATCGATAGCGAATGACGACATCTACAAGCGCGTCCTGACGTGGCACCTGTATCGCGGCGACGGCATGCAATTCAACATGCAGTGGCTGAAGAATCGCATCTCGAGATTCATCAATGGCGTGAATGGCGGCGACTGGCCGGTCTTGAATGATCCGCCATCCATCACCGTATCGGGGACAACTTTCACGGTGACTGCTTACGACACGATCGGCTACGAGGCACTGCAGTCGTGCTATGCGAACGGATTGCTGGCGTTTCCGTTCATGTACACGATGCAGTTCGTCACCGACAAGTTCGTGAACAACGGCGGCGTGCTGACGCTCGAGTTCCCGCTCACCTATCCGACGAGCCCCGCCGGCCTCGCGCCGGGCTCGGTGTGGTGGAACGGCGGGGTGATCAGCATCGTGCCGGGCGTGACGCCAGATCCGTCGGCGCCGCCGCTGTACTTCATCTACACGTTTCCGCCGCAACTTCTCGCGCTTGGTGGCGGCAATCTTCCGCTTAGCAATCCGGGGGTCGGTACGGGACAACTCTGGAATGATGGCGGCGTCGTCGCGATCGCATAGCCAGGAATTCGAACATGCCTTCTCTTTTCACGTTCGCCAACAATATCAGTACTACGTTGGCGGGAGCGATCTCGGCGGGTGCAACATCGCTCACGCTATCGAGCGCAGCCAACCTCCCAGCATCAATACCGTCCGGAAAAGTCCTCGTCATCACCCTGAACGATGCGGCGACACGTCAACAGTTCGAGGTGATCTACGCGACGTCAATCTCCGGCGCGACACTCAGCGGCCTGCTGCGCGGGCAGGAGAATACGAGCGCGCAAGCATGGTCCACAGGAGACTATGCCTATTGCGCGCCGACTATGGGGCAAATGCAGGCATTCGGGCAGCTCGCAGACGCGAATACTTGGACCGGGTCGAATACCTTCAATAATCCTGTTTCTGTCGGTACCGCTACAGCGTCGGGGCACGCTATGCAGTTCGGTCAGCTGCCCGGACAATTCCCGAGTTCATTGACGCCTTCTGGATGGAAAAAATATCCAGATCCCAATAGCCCCAGTGGATATACGATCGAGCAATGGGGAGGTGGCTTGATTACGTCGCTAGGGGCAGGAAATACGCCGCAACCTTTCAATCTTCCAATCTCCTATCCGAACGGCCATTTGTCGGCGATGGCGGGTTATAACGGGAATGCTCCTGGGGGAGCGCTCGGTGCGATTGCTGCGCAGGAATACGGTCTCAATCAAGTCCTCGTCACGATTTATACCTCAATCGCGGTTACCGGAACCGCCATCAAATTCTGGTCAAAGGGATATTGAAATGCCTCGTTATGCACAATTCGATCCACGCCAACCTGATCCGAAGATGGTCGTCGGATGGTACGACACCGACGAATTCAACTATCCGAACCTTCCTGATGCGACGCACCTGATCGAGATGACTGATGCGCAGTGGAATTTGCATCTGACAGCATCGCCCGATGGTTGGGCCATCATCAACGGCAAACTCACTGCGCCAGCGAAGGAGGGTTTGTGAAAATTCATGGACTTCCTCAGCCGCTGACCGGCAATGAGCTTGTCACCATCCTGCAGCAACAAAACGGTCAGATGGCCGAATGCTCGATGCCGCTGAGCGTTTTCATGGGGTATGTGATCGACAACTGGTTCAAGAATCTTCCGACGAGCGAGCCATTAAGTCCGGGACTGCCGTGGAACAACACCGGTGTCGTTTCGATTTCCTGAGCGATCCTCCCGACTTTCAAACAAGCCCTCTCCGGAGGGCTTTTTTGTTGCCTACGACATGAAAAAAATCCTTCTCGCATTGCTGGCCGTGCCCGCAATCGTATTCGGTCAGACTTATCCGTCGCCGACGTTCAGCAGCCTCACACTGCAAAATCCCTTGACGGTTCCGAATGGGGGGACGGGCGCAACGAGCGCGACCGGCTCAGGCTCACTGGTTCTTTCGAGCGCGCCGACGATTGCGAGTCCTACGATTACGGGTGCATTCACGGCAACCGGCCTTGTGAAAACGACGGACCTTGCCGCTCTGGCTGCGAATACTGTATTGGCAAATGCGACCGTGTCGAGCGCGAGTCCGACGGCATATGCGATGCCGAGCTGCAGCACGTCGTCGAGTGCGCTGAACTACACAAGCAATACCGGCATCGGGTGCAACAGTGCCATTAATGCGGCGACGCTGGGTGGAGCGACGTTTGCGGCTCCCGGGCCGATCGGCAGCGCGACGGCGAGTACCGGCGCATTCACGACGCTCAGTGCTTCCGGAGTAGCGTCTCTTAATGGGGGCGCCACGACCACTACGGCGGCATTTGGCAACAACAGCGCGAACGTTGCAACGACGGCGTTTGTTGCCACACATAGCCCGTGCAAATCGATCATGGATTATGGTGGTAACAACGGAGGTACCGTCGATAACTCGACAGCGTTCTCCAATACGGTCGCCGCGAGCCCGAGCGGACAAGCCTGTGTGTATTTTCCACCGGGCACATATGCGTTTTCATCGCAGTTCGTCTATTCGCTCCCCACGTCTACGGCTTCGATCACGATTGAGGGTGCTGGTGCCGATGTTTCGATTTTGAAATGGGCTGCGGGCGGCGGTTTTCAGGTCAACTATTCCGGGCCCGGCAACTCGGCGCACATCCGCAATCTGTCGATTGTGACGGGCACGACTGCAACCGGAAACGGTCTTGTTCTGTATCAGAATGCGTCGAGTATCCCTAATCCCGCAAATAGTGCTCTTTCCGAGATTTCCGGAGTAGCAATTCGTGGATCTGACGGTTATGCCGCTACCAACTATTGGAATACGGGCATCTACATCTCTGGCGTTTCGAACGTCAACATTGTAGGGTCGTCCATCACCGGTCAGGGGGCTGGATATACCACCGTTGGGACTGGCATCAGCATTATTGGGACATCCGCCGCTCAGGGTGTCCAGTACAACATCGTCGGTAGCGCGATTCAATACGTCGGCACGGGATTGCTGTACGGAAACTATGTCCAAGGCGTAGCCGTCGCGCAGTCGAATTTCACGGGCGACAATTACGGCATCGTCGTCAATACGCCCGCGCAGGGCCAGGACCAGCTGACGATCACGGGAAGCCAGTTCAACTGCAAAACCATCGGTATCTACGATCAGATCGGTATTGCGGGGCTGTCGATCTACGGCAACTACATCATTGTCCCGTACACAACTGGCAGCACAGTGGCGGGGGTTCAACTGGCGTCCGTGTTCGGCGCATCGATTACCTCGAACGTGATTCAACGCATCGGCTCGTCGAATACCAACACGAACGGTGTCATCATTCAGGGGGGCGGAACGATCGCTGGCGTGATCACGGGGAATGTGCTGGCGAACCTGTACACCGGCATCTGGTTGACCACTGCGTCGAGCAATATCAACGTGCAATCGAATGCCTATACCGGCAACACGAATTCGAATGTGCTCAACCAAGGTACCGGCAACACGGTCGGCGGGGGATCGCCGTAATCACTTCGCCAGCGAGCCGCGTTGTGCTTGCGGCTCGCTCTGACGTGCTTGCGTAACGCGGCGCCCCAGATTGATGCCGGTGCGCTCAATCGCATAGTAGGTGACCAACGAGACAACAACGACAACGCCGTATGTGGCCAGCGTCACGAGCCAAAATCTCTGAGTAGTGAAGACGAGATTAGCGTTGTAGCGCGGAAACTGCATCAACACGTTGATGATCAAGCCGTGCAGCAAATACACGCTATAGCTCATATTCCCGAGGCGCTTCGCACCGTCGGTCGTGAGAAGCCCGAATATCGATGTTCCCGACGCGACGAAGAAGAACGCGACGCCGAGCAGGGCCGTCGTCAAATTCGAGTATGGAAGATCAGACAGCCGTATCGCCGCGGCAGCTGCGACGATCGCCGCGAGCGATCGGATGGCGCCGTCCCCCTTCAATTGGGGGAATGCGCGCAAGGCACTTGCCGACAGCATCCCGATCAAAAAGTGTGCGATGAAGAAGTTGTACGGCTGGTTCACAACGTCGCTGCGGAGCGCCAATAAGACGAGCGCCGACCCCACGATCGCGATCGCCGACTTCTCGCGCGCAAGTACCGCGAGAAGCGGCAGTGCGAGATAAAACAACCATTCGTAATGCAGGCTCCAGGTCTGGCCGATCACTCCAAGAAATTCGGGGTGGTTAAGGAATGGGGCCGGTTGGTTGACAGCGCCAAGTGCGAGCCACTGCAAAATCTGGACGAGGACATCAGGAGGTGAAAGCGGGTTCGACGTTCCGATGTGCCAGAGAACAAATGCGAAATACGCAATAACGAGCGCCAGATACAGCGGATATATCCGAAATACGCGGTTCAGGTAGAGCTCGACCCACTCCACCTTGCCTTGCTTATCTAGCAATCGGCCCCAAAACAGGTAGCCGGTAATCATGAAGAATACCGACACTGCGCCCGGGCCGATGAAGGAATAGAAGCGCGACGGCGGCAAGCCGCCGGTTCCGTGCTTCAGGTTGTACGCTGTCATCACGAAGTGATGGAAGAAAACGGCGGACGCCAAAATACCGCGGAGGCCATCAATAGCATCAAGACGATGCGGATGTGCGACCGGTGAGGAATCCAGAAATCGAAATATGCGTCCTGGCGCCAGAGCAAGAAACGTCACTCCCAAAATTATCAGGGTTGGCCATATCGAAAGCATTGTCATGTTTTTCTCTCGCCATGGGTGCCGCCCCAAGGCATGGGATTTTGAATAAGCGCAAATGGTACTACAACACCAAACGCCGCCCTCGAGGCGGCTTTTTCATTTCGGGGATCATCTGTGACGAGTCACGACGATATGCAAGCCGATATTGCTGAGAACGAACAGCGCATCGCGGTCCACGAGGCCGTCTGCGCGGAGCGCTATGCGGGTATCCAGGATCGCCTGCAGCGCGGCGACAAGCGGATGCAGCGCATCGAGTACATCCTGTATTTCCTCATCGCTTCAGTGTTGATCGGCCCATCAAATGCGATGAAGCTGGTCGAGGCATTCTTCAAATGAACCTCACCGCCGCGATCGTCGCCGCCGGATGCGGCGCAGCTCCGGCACGCGCCGCGCAGTGGGTTGGTCCGCTGCAGGCTGCCTGCGATGCGCAGCAGATCAGCACGCCGCTGCGCGCGGCCGCATTCCTCGCACAGATCGGCGTCGAGAGCGCGCGCCTGTCCGCCGTGGCCGAGAACCTGAATTACAGCGCGGAAGGGCTGCTCGCGACGTTCCCAAAGTACTTCAGCGAGGACGAGGCGCAGCAATACGCGCGGCGGCCGCCTGCCATCGCGAATCGCGTCTATGCCGGCCGGTATGGGAATGGCGACGAGGCTAGCGGCGACGGCTGGCGGTATCGCGGCCGCGGCCTGATGCAGATCACATTCCACGACAACTACCAGCTCTGCGGCGTGGCGCTCGGCCTGCCGCTTGTGCAGCAGCCGGATCTTCTCATTGATCCGGCAAACGCCGCCATGTCGGCCGCCTGGTGGTGGAAGGCCCACGGCCTGAACGCGCTGGCCGATGCCGGCCAGTTCCAGCAGATCACCCGCGTGATCAACGGCGGCCTGAACGGCTATTCGCAGCGCCTGTACCTGTACGGCGCGGCGAAGAAGGCGCTCGGCATCGCCTGACGCGCGCATACCCCAATCCTGCCCGGCCGCGCGCCGGGCTTTTTCGTTTCTGGAACCAGACATGACCCGATGCAGCCATGACGTGCCGCTCGAGCAACCGTGCGAGCACTGCACGGCCGAGGGGCTCGCGAAAGTCACACATGCGCACACCGAAAAGGAAACGCTCTCGGTCGCAGTGAACATCCCGGAGCACGCCGAGCGCAAGACGACGGCGCTGTTCGAGCGCACGCGCAAGGAGCTGATCGCGCGCGAGGGTGGCCGCTGCTTCATCTGCAACGCGACAGCCGAGGAATCCGGCCATCCGCTCGAAGCCCATCACCATCCGATCGAGCGATCGCTCGCCGAACTGATCGACTGGGATCGCTTCAAATTCGATGCGCAGGCCGGCTTCTGGGGCGAGCGCATCAAGGCGTTCGACTGGGACGGCTTCACCGACTGGACCCAGTTCGTCGACGACATGACCGTGAACGGCATGTTGCTGTGTCGCAGTCACCATACGGCGAAAGATTCCGGATTGCACATGCTGCCGTTCCCTCTGTGGATAGCGCAAAAATATGCAAAAGAAGGATACAAATTTTCGGACATCGAGATCATTCATCACTTCGATGTCGACGTAAAATGAGCGAGCCGCCAAGGTGCTACCAACACCAGGGCGGCTCTAACCAATGTCCACTGAAAAGGAGTGAGCAATGGCTAATCAGTATGTTAGCTCAACGGGTGAGCGGTTCGGAATGCTAGTCGTTCTCGGCGACGCACCGCGAACTGGAGTGCACCGGAAGGTCTTTGCGCGGTGCGATTGTGGCACCGTTCGAGACTTCATCATCTACAACCTGCGGAATGGCCACACCACCTCGTGCGGCTGCGTTCCGAAGCGTTCCACGAAGCACGGCCACGCCAGGGCCGGAAACGCATCGCCGACCTACCGCGCGTATCGCGACATGCGTACGCGCTGCGAAAACCCCAAATATCGCGAGTTTCATCTTTATGGTGGACGCGGCATCACTGTGTGCGAGCGCTGGCGCGAGTCGTTCGAGAACTTCCTCGCCGATATGGGCGAGCGGCCTGATGGTCTGACGCTCGAGCGTGATCGCGTCAATGAGGGATACGGGCCGGAAAACTGCCGGTGGGCGACCGACCAAGAACAGGCACTTAACCGGCGCAGCAACGTGCGCATCGAATATCAAGGACGCACCCAGACGATTTCCCAATGGGCGGAGGAACTGAATCTCAACGCCGGCACGCTGTATGACCGCGCCGCGAGAGGATGGCCTCCCGAACGAATACTTTTTGGTTGACCCATGCAAACCCCGCTTCGGCGGGGTTTTTTATTGCCTTTTCACCCCGGACGAGCTCGTCCACCACAACCAGGAGTAAGCCATGCCCATGAAATCCAGCCTCGTCAGCGGCGGCATCACGCTCGGCGTCACCGACCTCATTCCGACCGTCGACTGGGCGCTCGGCGGTTTCCACGGCGCCGTGCCGACCAGCGCGTCGTCGCTCGTCGCGACCCTGATCGTCGCCGGGCTGCACGCAGCCTACAACGCGCTCGTCGCTCGCGCGGCCGCGAAGGCCGCCCAGCAGTAACCTCCCGCCGCGCGCCGCGGCACCATTCCCGAAGGAACTCCCATGAAGAAGCTCATGCTGCTTGCGGCAGGCATTGTCGCGTCCGCTTTCCTCGTCGCTGGCTGCAGCTCGTCGCCCACGCTCACATTCCCGCAGCAGGTCGCGATCGCGTGCGGCGCTGCAAACGGCGAGATCGCCATCCTCAAGGCCGACGGCGTGTTCACCGGCGGCGCGGCCGATACGCTGAACGATACCGTGCAGCCGGCGATCGCCAAGGTATGCGCGGTCGGCGCGACCGTAACGTCGCCCGACCTGCAAACGATCGTCGACAACACGCTTCCGGCGATCAAGGCGCTCATCGATGCGTCATCGCTCCCGAACAAGGCGGCGGCCGACGCCGCGATCGACACGGCGATCCTCGCGTTCAATGTAGCGATCTCGATGCATCAGGCGGCGTCAGAGCCGCCGGCGGCCGCATCGACGCCGCTCGCGGGCGCGCCGCTGCAATGACGCCGCGCGACTACGCGCTGCTCGCGCAGGAGGCGTATTCCGCGAAGCCGGACATCGGCAAAGCGGACAGCGCCTCACGCGCGATCGTGCGGCAGACGGCCGGCGGCCTCGTCGTCGCCTTTCCGGGCACGGACAACCTCGATTGCGTGGCGGCAGATCTGGACGCCCATCCGATCGACGTGATCGGCATCGGCCAGGTGCATCATGGGTTCTGGAAGGCATGGGGCGCGATCGCCGTCGACGTGCTCGCCGCGATCGACGGCCGGCCGGTGACGCTCGTCGGCCACTCGCTCGGTGCCGCGATCGCGATCATGGCCGCGGCGGCGATGGTAATCGGCGGCAATCCGCCGGCGGCCGTCTATGGCTTCGAGCCGCCAAGGGTGAGCCCAAACGGGAGCGTCGCGGCGGTGCTCGCCGCGGTGCCGCTGAACCTGTTCAAGAACGGGAACGACATCGTGCCGGACCTGCCGCTGGACTGGGAGCACGCCGGCCCGATCCAGCCGATCGGCCGGGCGTCGCTGCCGTTCCCGAACATTGCTGACCATGCGATCGCGCGGGTGATCGCGGCTCTTGACGGCGGGACATCGCCGGCCAGCAGTGCGAGCGCGACTACGACGCGCTGACGGCCGTAAAATAGCTCTGGCGCGCCGGTTCGGGTCCGGTCGAAGATGGCGCGCACTTTCTTCTTCCTGCTACAAATCCGCACCTCGCTTTCTCAAGTCATTGATTTTTAGCTGATGTAGTTTCCGGTCCCCGGCACCAAATACCTGTCCATGCCCGTCCTCAAGAAGCAGAGACCCGCGATTGCGCAAGGCTTCGCGGGTTTTTTGTTTTTGATTTGGCCGGTTTGACTCGTGTGAATCTGAGGGAGGCGCAGGAGCACCTCTAGGGAATTAGGGTTGATGGTGGCCTCCTCTGATGAAGTGCCCCCTCTCGGCTGTAAGTGCACCATGCCGCTGACAGACACCACTGAACCGCTTGGAATTCTTGGACAGTGCCGAGTGTTAGTGCTGGATCTTTCATAAACCTTCGGCCGTAGGTGAAGACTGTATTGGCGAGTTTCGCGTCCGACATCGATGCGAACCAATGCAGGTTCAGGCATCGTCCTCGAGCGAGCCGTTGAATGTCTCAATGAGACCCTTGTCGCTTGGTTTGCCGATCGGCTGAAGTCGATCTGAACTTCGAAATACGTCTGCTCCGATATCCCCGACTGCCGGACCGGATCTGCTACCGGCATACCCTGCTCGGCCTGCTTAAGCGCGGCCACGATCTGCTTCACCGAGTCTCGCTTGCACGTCATCGCCAATCTTCCGTAATTACCTCCGAAATACGAACGCTCATTTGTGGCCTGGATCTCCAGAGCAGTTCACGGAAACTCCCAAGCGAAGTGTGCCGATGCGGAATGTAGCGACGGAGCGGCCGTAGCTGACCGTACTCGGTGGGCGATATGTGGTCACAGAGTCGATCGCGGGACATGTGCAGGTTCGACCTCGCAATTCTGTCAGGAATTTTTGAGATGACGGCTGAGGTAATATTCGCGCGGATTGCCGAAGTCAATGCTGTCGATACTCCCGACTAACAGTAGGGGCTGTTTGGCTTGTCGGATTGGGATTTCGGATCGGCGAACTCTCCATTAATACAAGTGCGGAGAGTTTCCGGTTAGTTCGTGACTTCTCAGCAACGCTTGACATTTGTTGACGCTGTTTTATTGGATTTCGTGCGATGTTCGGATTCCGTGAGAGCGGATAGAACGAATCGCGAGTAGACCATGAATAAAAAACATTATCGGCTGGTATTCAGCCGTTTGCACGGGATGCTGGTCGCAGTTGAAGAAACGGCCAGCGCAGCGGGGAAAGCAAGCGCTGGTGAAACGCAGCGCGCCGTCGATTGCAGCGGTATGCATGGGGTGGCTCAGTTTGCGTTGCGTTTTGCCGCATTCGGCGCTCTGATTGCCGTGGGCGCGATGCCGATGTGGGTGCAGGCGCAAATCGTCGGGGCAGGGCCGAATGCGCCGTCGGTGATCCAGACGTCCAATGGCCTGCCGCAAGTGAATATCAACAAGCCGGGCGGCGCCGGTGTGTCGTTGAACACCTACAACCAGTTCGACGTTCAGAAGAATGGCGCGATCCTGAACAACTCGCCGACGATCGTTAATACACAGCAAGCCGGCTATATCAACGGCAATCCAAACCTCAGTGCGGGACAGGCGGCGCGCATCATCGTCAACCAGGTCAGCAGCACGGCGGCCAGTCAGATCAAGGGGTATGTCGAGGTCGCCGGAAGCCGCGCGGAGATCGTGCTGGCTAATCCGGCTGGCATCGTCGTAGATGGTGGCGGGTTTATCAACACCTCACGTGCCGTCCTCACAACGGGTGTGCCGCAGTTTGGCACGGACGGATCGTTGGCCGGCTATAACGTATCGCGCGGGCTCATTACCGTGCAAGGCGCTGGCCTCAATGCGTCGAACGTGGATCAGGTCGATCTGATCGCCCGCGCCGTACAGGCCAATGCCGCGATCTACGCAAAAAATCTCAACGTGATTGCCGGTGCGCAGCAGGTCAATCACGACACACTCGCCGCGACGCCAATCGCCGGTGACGGTCCTGCCCCGGCCGTCGCGATCGACGTGGCGCAACTGGGTGGCATGTATGCCAACAGGATGTTTTTGGTTGGCAACTCTGCAGGCGTCGGTGTCGCGAACGCCGGCACGATCGCGGCACAGGCCGGCGATTTGACGCTGCAATCGGACGGGCGCCTGGTGCTGACGGGCAAGTCGACCGCGAGCGGCAACCTTGCGCTGTCGGCAGCAGGCGGCATCCAGAATAGCGGCACGACGTACGCGCAGCAGTCGCTGTCGGCCAGCACGAGCGCCGATCTCTCTAACACCGGCGCGCTCGCGGCGCAGCAGAACGCGACCGTGAATGCCGGTAGCGTCAATTCGACCGGGACGCTCGGTGCGGGCGTGAACAGCGACGGAACCGTTGCCCAGAGCGGCGATCTGAACGTGACGACGACCGGACAACTCAGCGCGAGCGGCCACACCCGTGCGGGCGGCAATGCGACCTTGCAAGGGGCCGGGCTGGATCTGTCGAGCAGCACGACATCGGCCGGCAGCGCCCTGACACTGACGACGACACAGGGCGACCTGAATCTCGCGCACGCGTCAGCGATTGCAGGCGGGGCGCTGTCCGCGACCGCAGCAGGGGCGCTGGTCAATGATGGTGGAAATCTGTCGTCGGGTGCGGCGCAAGCGATTCATGCGGGCTCGGTGTCGAATGTCGGCGGGCAAATGGTGTCCGGTGCGTCCCTGGAGCTGGACGCGGCCGGAGCTATCGACAACCGTCAAGGGCTGATGCAGGCGGCCGGCCGGGAGACGATCATCGGCGCGTCGATGAACAATTCAGCCGGGCGCGCCACCTCGCTCGGCACGGACGGCCTGTCCGTGCATGTCAACGGTGCGCTGGTCAATGCAGCAGGCGCAACCGCACAGGGCGCGGCGGGCGGCGTGATCGGCTCGAACGGCGCGACCGACGTCTCGGCCGATACGATTGCGAATCAGGGGGAGTTCAATTCCAAAACTGATCTGACGGTCCAGTCGCGTACGCTGGACAATCATTCCGGTGCGCTGCTGGCGGGGGCGAAGCTCGACACGACCGTCGTTGAGGCGCTGAACAACAGCCAAGCGAAAATCTCCGGTTCCACGACCCATGTATCGGCCGCGTCGATCCAGAATGACGGTGGTTTGATCGACGGCGATGAGCTGGGCGTTACGACGACCGGCGATCTCAAGAATCGCGGCGGTGTGCTGCGTCAATACGGGTCGTCCGATCAACACTTGTCGGTCGGCGGGACGCTCGACAACGGTGTGTCGGGATCGATCGCATCGAATGCCCAGAATCTGGGGATTTCGGCGCACGCGATTCAGAATGACACGGGCTCGATTCAGCACGCCGGCACGGGCACGTTCGACCTGAACGCCGGCACGATTTCGAATAGCGGCCAAGCGCTGACGAACGGCGCGTTGCGGGTGACGGTCGACACGCTGTCGAACCAAGGCAAACTGGGTGCGAAGACGGATGCGACCATCCGTTCGCAGACCTTCGACAACCATTCAGGCAGCGTCGCCGCCGGCGCAAAACTGGACACGCACGTTGTTGGGACGTTGAACAACCAGCAAGGGTTGTTGTCCGGTTCAACGAACACGATTTCGGCGGCTTCGGTCGACAATGGCCGGGGCACGATTGAGGGCGACGCGCTCGGCGTGACGACGGCAGGCGATCTGCTGAATCAAAACGGATCGATCCAGCAATATGGCAAGACCGATCAAACGCTTTCCGTCGGCGGTGCGCTCCACAACGAACAAGGGACCGTCACCACCAACGCGACGAACCTGACGATCAACGCGCACTCGATGTCGAATGATGGCGGCAACGTCAGCCACGCCGGCACGGGCCAACTCGCGCTGACGACAACGGGCGCGATTTCGAATATCGGCGGCCAAATCGTCACCAACGGTGATCTGGTCTCGCGCTCGTCCAACCTGGACAATTCGAGCGGTGTGATGTCGTCCCAGCGCGTCGCGAACATTCTGGCGAATACCGGCATCGTGAATGCCCGCGGCAAGTTCTACGGGAAGGCTTCGCTTGCCGCGTCCACGCAAGGCGACTATGTGAATTCGTTCGGCAGTACGGAGTCGGGCGGAAATCTCACGGTATCGACCGGCGGCGTGCTGTCGAACGATCAAGGCATCATGTCGGCAAACGGCACGCACGGCACGATGGACGTATCCGCTGCGAGCATTGTGAACCGCTCAGGTACGCTGACCAATGCCGGGGATGGTGCGACCATCCTCTCGGCTGCAACGATCGACAATGATGCGGGCACGGCGGGCGGCAACGCAGACGTGACTGTCAACGCGCAGCGCGTCACGAACACGAACAACGCAAACCTCGTTGCTGGCAAGGCCGGAAATTTCAACATCGCACAGTGGCTGGACAATTCTGGCGGCGCGATGTACGGCGGCACTGTGTTCAGCCTGAACCAGGCTGGCGCGACCGTACTGAACGACAGCGGCAAAATGGAAGGCGGACAGGACGTATCCGTCAAGGTTGCGTCGTTGTCGAACCAAGCCGGGGCGATTCGCGCGAACCGCGATGTAGTGGTCAGCGGTGGCGTGATCGGCGACGGCGAAATGACCGCCGGCCGCAATCTCGGCCTGCACGTCGATGGCGACTATACGAACGGCGCAGCCAACCGGCTGCGCGCGGACGGCGACATGGATGTGTCCGCAACGGGCACCTTGACGAACGCCGGCACATTGGCGGCGGTAGGTGCCATACACGCGAGCGGTAACAACGTCGTCAACCAGGCCGGGGCCGACATCAATTCGGCGGCGACGACCGTTACCGCGACTGATACCTTGACGAACGCAGGTCGAATCGAAGGCGATTCGGTCACGACGAACAGTACAACGCTCGTCAACACGGGCACGGTAATCGGCAACGACGTGCTGGTCAACGCGACCGATGTGCAGAATACCGGGGCGCAAGCCGTGATTGCTGGGGCGACCAAGACGCGCGTCTATGCGTCGAACTCGATTACGAACAGCGACGCGGCGACGATCTACAGCGGCGGCGATCTTGAGCTAGCGATGGACGGCACGCGTGACGAAGCGGGCCTGCTGGCGAATCAGACCAACACGATCACGAACGACTCGGCCAATATCGAGGCCGACGGCAATCTGGATGTCGCCGCGCACACGCTCGTCAACAAGCGCACGTCGATTGTGACTGAGCCGGGCACGCCGCAAAGCACCTCGTCGTCGCTGTCGCTGTACACCGGCGGTATCCCGATCGGCCGAAAGACCCAGTGGCACCGCAGTCTGACCTTCCCGCAATGGACTTGGGGCGGCGAAGCCGATCCGATTTCGGGGAACATGGCCGGTGCGCTACGTAATCCGGTTTCCGTCACGGTGCCGAAATCGCAGGTCACGAATCTGAATGGGGCCACGCAGACTTTTTCGCTGACGCAACCGATTGTCGAAACGTATCAGGACTTGAACTCGTGTGCGGACCTTTTGTGCGTCACTGCTACGGACCAGACACGCAACATCGCGACGAACCCGACGCAGACATACCAAAGCATTCAGGATAACGGGGCGACCTACACGATTACGTTCTGGCCGGACTGGGACCCCAAGACGCAGATGCGCCCGGATACGGTTCGCGTGCGTACCGATCTAGGTCCCGACTCGCACGATTACGTCGAAACGCAGCGTACAACCACAATCACAACGACGACGGACAAATTGATCAGCGCGTCCGACCCGGCGAAGATGCAGGCGCAAGGTGCGATCCGAATCAACTCGGACGGCGGTTCGATCACCAACGAATCGTCGATCATGGCGGCAGGCGGCGATCTGGTGCGTCGGGCGACAGGCGGCACCGTCACCGACAAGGGAACCGTACTGCAACAGAGCGTGAGCGAACAGCAAACGTCGACGTTCTACTGGCACCAGAAAACCGGCGGCGACACCGATACGCAGACCGTGAATTACCCCGTCACGCCGCTGCCGCCGACGACGATCGCGGCACTTCCGGCGATCGCCACTTCGAATCAGACGGTACAAACGGATGCTCAATCGATCAATGTGACGAGCGTGGATCGGCTCGGCCAGACCGTCACGGGTTCCGGCGTGACGGGCGGTAATGCGACCGGCACGCAGCTTGGCGGCCTGAACGGGCAGATTGCGGGACCGAATACGCCGACTGGCGTCACGGGTCAGACGAGCCGGCCGCAAACGCTCGGGAACGCGTCGGGCGGTATTCCGAATCTGACATTGCCGACCAACGGGCTGTATACGTACCACCCCGCGCCCGATCAGACGTTCTTGATCGCGACCGATCCACGCTTTACGTCATATTCGAAGTTCATATCGAGCGACTACATGCTCGGTCAGCTCGGCGTGAATCCGCAAACCACCATCAAGCGGCTCGGTGACGGCGCGTATGAAGAACGGCTGGTGCGCGATCAGGTGACGCGGCTCACCGGGCGCACGTTCCTCGCTGGCTATTCGGACAACCTCGACGAATACACGGCGTTGATGAACAACGGCGTCGCGTATGCGAAGGCGTTCAATCTCGCGGTCGGCGTCGGCCTGTCGGACGAACAGATGCGCCAGTTGACGACCGATATGGTCTGGCTTGTCTCGCAGGACGTCACTTTGCCCGATGGCTCGCATCAGACCGTGCTGGTACCGAAACTGTATCTTGCACAAGCGAATACGGTCGATTTGCAGCACAGTGGCGCGATTGTGGCTGGGAGCAAGGTCAACCTGAACGGTGCGGGGGACGTCGCGAACAGCGGTCATATCGTCAGCGACGTGGCTACGACGGTCATCGGCAACACCATCGTCAACCGGGGTGTGATCGGTAGCGGCGGCACGACGGCAGTGGCTGCCGTGCAGGATGTGCGCAACGTGAGCGGTCGGATCGGCGGAGTCGATACGGTGGTGCGAGCCGGTCGCGACATCACGAACGAAACTGAGACCTTGGGCGTGTCCGGAGCGGCGAGCACGACGGGCCTTGTCGGGCAAATTTCCGCGCAGGGCACGCGCGCAACGGGCGTGATTTCCGCCACCAACGACGTTCAGGCACTGGCTGGACGCGATGTCAACATGAACGGCGCAGCAATCCAGTCCGGGCGTAATACGTCGGTCGGGGCGGGCCGCGACATCAACGTCGGCACGGTCAGCCTGAAAGCCACGCAGGACGTCGGCACGCGAGATGGCCTGAACGGCGGGCACGACGACGTGACGCAGCACGTCGGCAGCGCGATCACAGCGGGCGGCAATGTGACGACTGTCTCGGGACGAGACACGACGCTGACGAATGCGACCGTCGACGCCAATAACAACGTGACGATGGTGGCGGGCGGCGATTTGACCGCGACGGCCGCGAAGGATACGCAGCACCACGACGAACGGTCGCTCGGCGGTAGCCTGACCCAGCATACGGCGTCGTCGTATGACGAAACCGCGCGCGGCACGGACATTCACGCGGGCAATAGCGCCGTACTGGGTGCGGGCCAAAGCGCGGTTGCTTCCACCATCCTTGCAGCTGGCGGCGTCATCGCTCAGGCCGACGGGTCGCGGATTGGCAATCTGACTATCGCTGGTTCGAACGTGACGACCGGTCAGACGGCTGCCGATGGAACGATTTCGGGCGGCGCAACCAAGTTGGTCGCCAAGGGCGACGTCAATGTTGGCGCGGTCACCGAAACGCACGACTCGCAAAGCTGGGTGCACGACGAACGCTCGGGGTTCCTGTCGAAAAGCGAGACGACTGACGAGAAGACGTCGCATCAAGTGCAGTCGATCGGCTCGACTGTGTCGGGCGATACGGTATCGGGCAGCGCGGGGCGCGATCTGACGGTGGCGGGTTCCACGGTTGCGTCGACGCACGACCTGTCGCTGGAGGCGGGTCGCAATCTGACGGTTACCACCACGCGGGATACGAGTAACAGTTCGAGCTTCCACGAGGAAAAGAAATCCGGCTTCGGTTCAGCGGGCAGCGGGATTTCGTACGGGAACCGCGACCAGAAGGATACGACGCACGATAGTTCCGTGACGCAGAACGGCAGCCTCGTCGGTAGCACCGATGGCAGCGTGTCGATGAAGGCTGGCAATGACCTGCATATCACGGGTTCCGACATCATCGCGGCTCAGGATGTGAGCGGGACCGGTAAGAACGTGACGATCGATTCGGCGATCAGTACGACCCATCACGACGAAACGCACGAAGTTAAACAAAGCGGCTTTACGTTGGCGTTGAAAGCGCCGGTCATCGACGCGGTGCAGAACGTGAATCAGCAGGCGCGCAGCGCGGGCCAGAGTCAGGACGGGCGCGCCGCCGCGCTACACGGCATCGCTGCAGCCGGTGGCGTAGCCGATGCGTTTGGCGCGGCCAAGGGGCTCGCATCTTCGCTGGGCCCGGGCGGCAAACCGGAGGCGAAGATCGAACTGAGTTTCGGTTCATCGCAAAGCAAGTCGACGTTTAGTGAAGACGGCACGCAAAATCGCGGCAGCAACGTGAAGGCCGGCGGCACCGCTGCGTTCGTGGCGACGGGGGACAAGAGCGCGGGCCAAGGCAACGTGACGATCCAGGGCTCGGACGTGAATGCGAAGGACGTGCTGTTGCAGGCGACGAATCAGGTCAACCTGCTGAACAGCACGGATACCGACAGTACGCGCAGCACGAACAAATCGAGCAGTGCGAGCGTCGGCGTGTCCTTTGGCACGGGCGGCTTCGGCGTGTCGGCTGCGATGTCGCGCGCGCACGGCGATGCCAATTCCGATGCGGCGATGCAGAACAACACGCACATCAACGCGAGCAACACTGCGATGATCGTGAGCGGTGGGGACACCAACGTCATTGGCGCGAACGTCAACGCGAACAAAGTGGTGGCGGACGTGGGCGGCAATCTGAACCTCGCCTCGGTGCAGGATACGACTCATAGTGCTGCGCACCAGAGCAGCACGGGCGGCGGCTTCAGTATCAGTCAGGGCGGCGGCAGCGCGAGTTTCAGTGCACAGAGCGGGCATGCGAGCGGCAACTATGCCGGCGTGAAGGAGCAAGCCGGTATTCAGGCGGGCAGCGGCGGTTACGACATCAACGTCAAGGGCAATACCGATCTGAAGGGCGCATATATCGCGAGTACGGCGACGCCGGACAAGAATCAGTTGACGACCGGCACGTTATCGTTCTCCGATATTCAGAACCATTCGGAATACGATGCGAGCAGTGTTGGTGTGAGCGCGGGCGGCGGGATCGGTGATGGCGGCAACAGCTATGCGACGCACGGACCGACGAGCACGAACGGGAAGAACACGGGCGGCGCGTTGCCGCTGTATGTGAACGAGAGCGGTAGCAGCAGCGCGACGACGAAGAGCGCAATCAGCGACGGCAGCATCACGATCACGGATAAGGGGAGCCAGAAACAGGACCTCGCGACGCTGAACCGGGATACCTCGAATTTGAACGGTAAGGTCGACAAGACGCCGGACCTGCAACAGGTTTTGAGCAATCAGGGCGATCTGATGAATGCGGCGACGGCGGCATCGGAAGCAATTGCGAAGCAGATTGGCAATTATGCGGACAGGAAGGAGAAAGCCGCACGCGATGCCGCCGCTGCGACCGACGATCCCGTGCTCAAGGCGCAGTATTTGCAGGACGCGAAGAACTGGGCCGAAGGCGGTGATAATCGTGTTGCTTTGCACATTGCAGGTGGTGCGCTGACCGGTGGATTGACGGCGGGCGGATTGGGTGCCGTCGGCGGCGCGGCGGGAGCAGGCGTGTCGGCGAAGCTTGCTCCGGAACTGACCGAAATCGCGCAATCGATCAAGGATGCGGGGCCGACCGGTAACAAGAATGTCGACGAGCTGCTGGGTAACGTCGCGTCGAACCTGCTGGCCGGGGGCGCGGGTGCGCTCGTGGGCGGCGGGACCGGTGCGTTGACATCGGCGGCGGCGGATCGCTTCAACCGGCAGTTGCATCCGGTGGAGAAGACGATCGCGAAGCAACTGGCCGAGAAGAGCAAGGGCAAATATACGCAGGCGCAGATCGAAGAGCAGATGCGTATCATGGACGCTAATGTGAGCGGCAACAACGAATCGGGCGCACCTGTGACCTTGATTGGCCAACTGCCGACCGATTCCGGTGCGCGATGGCTGTCGGGTGGTACAACAAGTGACGGGAAGACGATCCTTACGCAGATTACTGCGAAGGCGAATCCGGAATTGCAGGCGTACATTATGTCGAATGCAGGCTCGGTGCCGGCTGGTGATGTGCCGAGCATTACTTATCTGCAGACCGGGAAAGGGGGAAGCTGGAACATCACGGGACCGTTTACGAAATTCGATCAGTCCGATGCGAACTATGTGCGAAACACAACAGCGGAAGCGATGGGGATGATTTCGACAAATGCCGGACGTGTGTCATCGATTGCGGCGGCGGGGGCAGCTGTAACGCCTTGCTCTGCGGTTTGCGACGGGATCGCATTTGCAGGGACAGTGGTAGGGATTGGCGCAGATGCAATCGGGCAATTAGTTAAACCGGATACAGGGCAGTATCTCTTTAACGGATTTACGGCCATCGTTTCAAACTATATTTCAGCGGCCAACCCCGTATTTACTCCGGCAATTAATGAGCTTGTAAATCAAGTCAACGGCAGTGGTGTTGCTGAAGTCGGTCAAAATAAGTTGAATCGGATTGTTGGTGCTGATTCGTCAAATGGGAAAAAATGAAGATCAAATTTATTGAAGATGGAAATTTCACCTCGTGGTTCCGGTTCTTGCTCATCGCTGTAGGGGTAGCATTTGCTGCCATCGGTGTTGAGTGCGACATCCCCATTCTGTGGGCGCGAATTCTTTTGCTTTCTGGTTTCGCTATCGCGCTTGTCGGCGGTATGACGAGCCGTGCTAAATTGCTCCATATCAAGCCGTTCGACAATAGCTACAAGAAGGCCCGCAAAAGCTATGAAACAAAAAGCGACGAGGACTAG